TTTGATGATATGCCTCATGTCGACGGATCATCATCTGCACCATTAAACGATAATACAGGTGTCGCCATAAATAAAGTCTTTTTGACAGGTATCAATTATGGAGGCTCAGAGCATGTACAGGAATTCCTCCAATCACGTTATTCTAGGATGAGCCAGGTTAATAATTATATTCAGCTAGTGACCGTACCAGGATCAACAAATCGTACAATAGGCGATATTGTGACACTAAACGTTAGATCAACATTAGTAGCGAATGACGGCTCACAACATGACAAATATCTATCAGGCAATTACCTTATCACGAATATTAAGCACGTCTTATTAAAAGACTCATATGAACAGACATTAGAGTTACACAAAGATTGTTTCAAAGAAGAATTGGAGAGTTTATCATAATGACAACCGCAACAGAATATATGGGAATGGGTATGCACTGGTGGACAGGCGTAGTCGAAGACCGTAAGGATCCATTAAAGCTAGGACGCGTCCGTGTGCGTATATTAGGACTTCACTCAGAGCAACGTATTGAAGACGACATTAATGGCGTAGGTATTCCTGTTGATCAGCTTCCGTGGGCATTCCCGTTACAAGGTGTCAATTCAGCAGGCATGAATGGTATAGGTCAATCTCCTTTAGGCTTTGTTGAAGGCTCATGGGTTGTGGGGATATCAAGAGACGGTGATGCATACCAAGATCTTATTGTATTAGGCTCACTCGGTGGCATACCAGCGAACGCACCCATACAAGACGGATTTAATGACCCAAACCTTGTATACCCTAAAGTTGATTTCCTTGATGAGCCAGATACCAATCGTCTTGCGCGTAATGAAAAGATTGAAGAAACCGTTGTACAAACTAAATTAGATTCCGTTAATAAAGGTATTCCGAAGGCTCAAAGTGGTGAATGGGATGAGCCAGATACCCCTTATGCGCCTGAATACCCGTTCAATCATGTAAATGAATCTGAATCAGGCCATATATCCGAGGTTGATGATACACCAGAACACGAACGCCTTCACACTTATCATAAGGCAGGTACATTCGAGGAAATCCATCCTGACGGCTCAAAGGTTACCAAAATCGTAGGTGATGATTGGAATATATACCTAAAAGACAAATCAGTATACATAGCAGGAAACTTATCTATCACTATTGATGGTAATGCAGAGTTATACGTTAAGGGAGACTCAGACCTCAAGGTTGATGGTAATGTCGTACAGAATATAGCAGGTAACGTCACTCAGAACATATCTGGCAACGTTTCACAAGACATTGATGGTAACGTATCAGAACATGTAGCAGGTTCAGCGGATATCAATATTGACGGTAATACAACGGTCGTGTGTCCTAATACGCATGTGACAGGAGACGTAACAACTAAGGGCAATGTAACCCTTGATGAAGGAAGTGGAAAAATTGTTACCACAGAACATATCTGTGCATTTACAGGCGCACCCCACATAGATGGTTCCTCATCTTGTAAAGCTAAGAAGTAATTATAGTCTAGGACTAAGACATCATGCCAAACCCAGGTCAAGCTTCAATAAAAGCAATAATCATTAGTACACCACTCTCGGTAAAAGGCTTTAATACAACATTCGTAGATGGTATATTCACTAACCAATTAGCACAAGGAATATCAGATGGTTGGGGATCATTATATCCTACTACACCTAGTACATGTGAGAATGGAATAGACGCCGCTTTATCATCATTTATTAATAGTGGTTGGGAAGGTCAAGATTATATACGTTGTTTAGGTAAAGGTATAGATGATGAGGTACAGGCATGGGTCAGTTCATGGGACAATGATGATAATATTCACTATTATGCTCCAAGTGTAGGAAGTATTGTAGCCAGTATGAAGGCATGTTTCCCAAGATATAACCATACTGACACTCTTAGAACTGCGGTTGCTACGGCATTCATGGCTTATTTTGTTCAGGAAGCAGGCTAAATGTATATCCTTAGAGCACTAGGCTGTCAGATATTGACGGATATCACGTTTAAGATCACGTTTTGCCACTCATAAGGAAAACCTTATGCATGAGAGCAGGGGTATAAGCATTCCCTTTTTAGACATTTATGAGAATTACTGAGAAAAGATGGTTTCAGACCCTTGTGACGGCATATGACTGAGATATATTATGTGACGATATTGAGGAAGGCATATTGGTGAAGAATACTGATATGGAATATTGAGGTTACCGTCCTTCGGCTCTCGGTCACTCGCATCCAACCATTATATCACACTCTGGGTCTCATTACAAGCGTGATCCTCGGGAAGAGTAGATACCACATTATGACACAGATGTCAAGGCCCAGGCACTCTTCGCTCTGTGTTCGCAATAGATCTAAGGCATCCGTCCAGGTGTATAGACTAGAGCAAAGACAATAAATAACAATATTCCTTAACCATATGACATAAGCCTTAATACATATTGTCTAATCGAAATGATACACTCATTAATATAAATACATCTAAACTTCTATTATAAATAATACTATGCCAAACAATACAAAGTTCTCAGACATAGACTTCAACTTTATTGCCCATCCTATAACAGGTGACATCGTAAAGCAAACAGATGAAGACTCAGTAATACAATCCGTTAAGACATTAATATTAACGCGCTACTATGAGCGACACTTTCACCCAGAGATTGGATGCCAGATACATGGTCAACTATTTGAAATGATATCTGATATAACAGCAGATGCAATAGGTGACAGTATACGCGGTATCATTATTAACTGGGAACCAAGAGCTGACATACTTACCTTAGACGTAACACCAGATGATGCGAACAATGGCTATAGTGTCTTCCTTAAGGTAAAGATGAAGAACATATTAGATCCAATAGATGTTACATTTTTCTTAACACGGAGTAGATAAAATATATGTCGCGACGAATAAGACATGCGCAGAATAGATATAGTTGGACAAAGAGATTAGAAAAATTAAGACAGTACGTACGACAAATAAGAATTTATAGAAGGATTAGACATGGACAACATGTGCCCCACGCTGGACGATGAGATAATAAGGTCCGTCAAGATAGACATAGAAGAAAGACATGTAAAAAATGTGAGATCCAGACTTGAGGCCGTGGGTTTAGCCGCTACCCGAAACTTATCAGACGCAGATGATACGAGTCCACACCTCATATACACGGATTAAAAATTAGGTCTACCCAAAAATTTAGGAACAATAGAGAATCTACAACTAGGAATCTACCACAATGAGTATAAATGTAACAGAATTAGACTTTGACGCTATTAAGAGTAACTTGATAGATCATCTCAAGACTCAAACTGAGTTTCAAGACTATGACTTCACAGGGTCAGCCATGAATGTTCTAATAGATACATTGGCATACACGACTCACTATATGGCTATCCATGCCAATATGTCTATAAACGAGGTATTCCTTGACTCTGCTGTATTAAGGAACAGTGTTATAAGCAAGGCAAAGGAGCTTGGCTATTTCCCGAGACAGCGTACAGGATCATTAGCAATAGTGAATCTGAGTATCACACCAGCGATTAATCCAGGGTCAAGTATAGTAATTGATAAGGGTACTAAATTTGTATGTGCCCTTGATGGTCAGACATTTGAATTTGTAACAACAGAAGGTCAGTTACTTGTTGAGGGTCCTGTAGGAACATACAGTGGAGATATTAATATCATACAAGGTATATACGCTGATCAGGTATGGGTTCATAATGCAGCAGATGACGATGAGCATTTTATTATCAGTCAGAAGGATATTGATACAGATAATTTAAGTGTGAATATAGCCTTGATACCAGGGTCGCCTACAGTGGATGCATGGTCAGTAATGGCAGATGTAGTAACAGTGGGGCCTGAAAGTAAAATATTCTTTTTGCAAGAAGTGTCAGATGAGCGTGTGGAGATATACTTTGGTGATGGTGTCCTTGGTGAGGCATTGATTGATGGTAACGAGATTACTGCTACATACCTGACTAACAAAGGATCGGATAGTAATGGCTGTGCAGGGTTTGTTCTATTGAATGATGTAGGCATATACCTGAAGGGAGAGTTTACTCTTACTGATATTGAAAAGGCGAGTGGTGGTGCCGAAGCAGAGTCAATTGAATCTATTAAACATATTGCCCCACTATTATATCAAGCGCAGAACCGCGCTGTATCTGTTGACGACTATAAGGCGCTATTGCTTGCTAACTATGGCGACATTGAAACTGTATCCGTATGGGGCGGTGAAAGTAATGTGCCTCCGCAATACGGTCGTGTGTTTATATCAATTAAGCCTGTGAGTGGTTTGGCCCTTAGTCCTGGGGCAAAGGATTTTATAACGATTAATATACTTGATCGATACTCTGTGGTAGGAATATTACCTGAGTTGGTTGATCCTATATTTACTTATTTGAATATAACCTCCGAGGTTGTGTATGACGGAAACAAGACTACGCTAGGTACGGGTGATATTACTCTTGCTGCTATTGACGCGATCACAGGATACTTCGATGTGAACTTGTCTGAGTTTGATACTGTATTCAGGTATAGTCGTTTCCTTAACGCTATTGACGATGCAGACGTATCCATATTAAATAACGTTACGACAATAGACATGGTGAAGAAGTTTGATGTGGTGTCAGGTGAAAGAACATACTTGCTTGAATATAATAATGAGATTGAGCAAGGGTCTGTAACGTCAGATGAATTTGATGTGGCTGGCGACACACTTACGTTCGGTGATGAAGACGGTATCTTATATGAGTACGTAGATGATGTCCAAGGCGTGGCTATTGGTGTTGTTGACTATGCGCTAGGAAGTGTAACGATTCAGAACTATGACTTTGATCAAAGCATAACTAATTTTAAAGTCCAGGTGGTACCTGCTGAACAGGATATATATACTAAACAGAACAACTTACTTATTCTTGGAGAGACAAATGTTATTAGTATTATTGAAGTCTTATAATAAAGATGAGGGCATGGGTGTATAAATTATTAACCCCAGAAGAAAGAGCTGCCTTGAAAGCGCGAGCAATGGATACTCCGTACCTTGATAAGATGTTAAAACTAAGAGCGGTAAAGATTTATAGAAATAAAGAGCAGCCTTAAAAATAATTTTTCTACAAACCGAGAGTGTACATTATTAACGCTTGTACATTATTAATGAACAGAGATAAAGAGTGAACAAACAATATGTCTGATATAGACAACGGTAAAAAGATATCAATATTTGCAGCAGAGCTGGTGCCTTCACATGTACGTGAGAGCTATCCTCAGTTCGTATTGTTCATTGAAAAGTTCTTTGAATACATTGAAAGAGATTTAGGTGAGTATGATTTAATAACCCACTTGAGAGATTATGCTGATATAGATAATACAGTGGATGAGTTCCTTGCTGAATTTAAAAAGCAGTATGGGGATTACCTGCCAGAGACATTGCAAGCTGATTTAAGATTGTTAATGAAAAACATACGAGGCTTTTATTTAAGTAAAGGTACTGAAGGCTCATATGAATTTTTGTTTCGTACCGTGTTCGATACTTTCATAGATTTTTATTATCCTAAGGAAGATATACTTCGAGCATCAGATGGTACATGGATCGTCCCAGTATATTTGTTTTCAGACGGGACGGACTTCTCACCATTCTTTGACAAAGTGCTCGTGGGTCAAACGAGTGGTGCTGAAGGTTATGCTGACTTAACAAAGCTATTAGAGAACCCGCCACTATCAGGTCCACCAAATGAAATAGGATTAAGACTTATTTCTGTTGACGGTATATTCCTTGATAATGAAGTGGTACAAATTAAAGATGACCCAGGCACAACGTTTACTATAGATGCTGTCGAAGGAACAATAGTTACAACAGGTGAATGGGTTGATGAAAAAGGTTTCTTGAGTTGGAACAAGTACATACAGGATAGTTATTACTACCAAGAATATTCTTATGAAATTACTTCTTCAATAGGTATCCTTGATTACAAGAAAGTTATTGACGGTTCTATTCACCCAGCAGGTATGAAACTGTTTGCGGTTGTTACAGCCGAAGACTTTTTAGTTGTGCCTATGCCAAACGTGTTACCTGTTGACGCAGGAAATGTTACACATGCGAACGGCTATGACTATACAACATGGGAACCACAAGAAATATTATGGAGAGTTATTAGTTGGCTTGTCCTTAACACAGGCGATATGCAAATCATTCCTCATCAAATGACAGAGGATAGATTGGACGTATCATTCAATCCAGTAAGGTATGAACCTTCACATGCGTTTGATTATAGAACTTTTGAATTAACAAGGGAAACTGCTCGTGGTAGGAATGAAGCATATCCTATATCTAACTTTGAACAATTAATTCCTCTTGAGTTTGAAGAAGCATTGTCTAAGTATTCATTGATTCCTTTCATTGATGGTGTAAAGATTCACTTGGATAATTATGATATTGTTAATAGAGATTTAAGTATTCCTGCTGCCCCTGCTGCGGGAGCAAAGATTAATGCATTGTATGTTAGTAAGACATACCTACCAGAATCATTTGTGGCTACAGGTGCAGAGAATGTATATTCAATGAGTCGCATTCCTACAGATGAGGAAAACATTTTAGTATTCCAAAATGGTTTGAAACTTATTAAGGATATAGAATATAATATTGTCGAAGCGGCTATAGGTACTTTGTCAATTGATGAAGCATGGGAAACAGAAGCAATTACACAAGACATTACACAAAATTCACCTGCAGGGTTTGGTCTTAATAATGAAGGCCATGATGTTTCAATGGACACAGCAGGATTAACAATGGTTTCAGGTGCGCCTTCAGGTAGCACTGTTGACCCAGGAAAAGTTTTTGTTAGTATCAACACAGGAAATAATACATGGGCTCTACAACAAGAGCTAGTACCAACAAATAATTTTGCAGGCTCACCAGTTGGTTTAGGGCCTAGTGTAGGTTACGGGCAAGGCGTTGCAATTTCAGGTGATGGTAACACGGTTGTTGTTGGTTGTCCTGGTTTTGAATTTGATATGGACATGGGTGGAGGCCCAGCATCTACAACAACAGGAGCGGGTTGTATATTTGTGTTTACACGAATAGGTGTTGTATGGACACAAGTTGCTCAACTAACTGTAGATGGAGTTGACACTGTAGGTGGAACAACTGATTGGGATTTATTCATTGGCTCGTTTGGTTGGAGTGTTAATTTGTCGAGAGACGGAAATACAATGGCTATAAGTAATCCAAACTTTGATAACAATAAAGGTTATTGTGGTATTTACTGGAACAACGGTGGTGTATGGACATTCTTAGAAAGGATAACACTTGCGGCTCCTGCTGTAAATGATTGGAACGGACGTGGTGCTTTAAGTGACGATGGCTCTGCACTTGCTATAGGTGTAGGAGGTGTTGATGGTGTTGGAACAGATAGAGGTAGCGTAAAACCATTTATAAGAAGCGGCACCCTTGGTACAACATATAATACTGACGGCCCCGACATTACTTCAACTGATCCTGCAGACTGGGATTACTTTGGTGACAATGTTAGAATGGGTAGTGATGGAACAAGATTGTTTATCACATGTGCAGGTGAAGATTTTGGTGCGGTGTTAAACACAGGTGCTATATTTTATTTTGAAAGAACTGCGCCTGGCACATGGGTATTTAGACAAAAGATTTATACACCAGACTTAGAACCTTATGGTTGGTTTGCATGGTACAACTTAGATATATCAGAAGATATGGAAGTCCTTGTTGGTGGTGCTCCGTGGGTAGATTATGGTGGCGGGTATTATGATAACTGGGGTGAGATATTTATTTTTGGTTATGATTCAGGAACAAATTTATATGAGTTCCGTTTGAAGATTGAAGATCCTCAACGTTTATCAGATCCTACACCACAACATAGATACGGTATTAGTGTAACTGTTAATGGAGATGGTTCTATAATAGGCGTAGGTGCTGAATCGCAAGATAATCCTGTAGGTCCAATTGACGCTGCAGGCGCTGTTTATACTCATGAGGTAGATCAAACAAACGTAGGAATGGGTGGTGGTTTTGTGCTGACTGACGGCCTTGAGATTGTGGCAACTCCTACATTAGGTGATGATATAGAAGTAATACATCTTGAAGATACGAACGTTCCATATTTACCATCCGAGACGTTCCTCGGAGATGGTGCTACAACTGATTTCACATTATCCTCAACCATACCTAGGGGCAAGGGTAGCAACGTATTGGTATCGGTCGACGGAGTCGTTAGACAGCGCGGTGTTGAGTTTGACATACGATCTGATGGTAAGACAATCTTCTTTGCTGTGGATCAGATCCCAGGGATTGGTGCATTGGTTGACGTTGTATTCTTACATAATGTAGATTATGAGAACCAGACCAGATTAGGAAATGGGACAAAGACATCCTGGCAGCTTGAGAAGATACCCCACAGGTTCCCATATGTTCCAATCAATGAAATAACAATAACTTAAGAACTAACTAATTATCTATTATAAATAATACTAACATATAAAATATAAGAGAAGACAGACATGCCAACAATTGTAACCACACCATTCGAGACACTAAATGCATATAATTTTGTGAAACGCTTCCGAGAGGCGGGTGAGAAATTATATGTTGCCATTGGCGGAACAAGCGTATGGCCAGATGAACTTAACCCACCAACTCCCCTGAAGACTCAGCAAGAGATTGAAGACTTCTGGAACGACATGATTGGTATGCAGAGAGCGCAGATAGCTGACTTGGAACTAATGGTTCCTAGAGTCAATTGGGTAGTTGGAATGACAACTCTTGAAACTTTTGATAAGACAGACCCAAATGCTTTTGCCACAGACTTTTATATTGTAAATAGTTTGAACGAAGTATTCCAAGTAACAAATGTAGATACCCCAGGTGCTGCTACTGTTACAGAACCACAAGGTCATAATACTGGTGTTGAAATTGATACAGGTGATGGGTATGGTTATACATTCCTATTCACAATTAGTTTACAAGATGCACAATTTAGATTAAGTGACAACTGGTTCCCAGTTCCTATACTTTCAGAGATTGATGCTGAGCAGATTGCGAACGGTGATGTAGATGCTTATAAAGTTCTTGGTGCGAAGTTTGCTTTCATGAGAGTTAAACTAGATGACTCAGCTACAGTAGACGGCTTGCCAGATATTACATACAGACAAATTGCTGTTATTGCTAACCCACATATTTGGGATGGTATCAACCCAACTATCCCAGCAACTGCAGATCACTATACAGTTTCAAATATGCCAGCAGGTTTCACGTTTTCAGATTACTCTGGTCAATTGTTACATATTGAAAACAGACCACCTATTGTTCGTATTGCAGGACAGTTTGAAGAAACAAATTTAATTTTCGACTTCTAAGGATTATAGAAAATGCCAATGGATTTAAATATCTCTCCATACTACGATGACTTCGATGAGACGAAGAACTTCTTAAGGATGTTGTTCATCCCTCGCCGTGCCGTACAGGCTCGAGAGTTAACTCAGCTACAATCAGTTTTACAAAATCAAATATCTAGATCAGCTAGTCATATATTTGTTGACGGTACATCTATTATAGGTTCTCGTGTAAAAGTTGATTTCAATAAACCATTCCTTGATGTTGCAGACGTAACAGGCTTTGCTGTAGGTAATGCAATCAATAAAGCGGGCGACTTAAATATTAGTGCGACAATCACAGAGATTGACATAGCAAATAATTTAATTTATTTTAATGTTGTTAGTGGAGATTTTGTTAACGGTGAAACAGTTGAGAAGACTGGCGCTCCAGGAACTAATCAAGTTATTGTCCTAAGAGGCGATGCAACAAAGGCAGCAATTGAACCAGGACTTGTTTATGTTGGTGGCTCGTTTGTTGTTATGAACTCACAAGAAATATATGTTGAGGCTGAAGGTAATACAGGCAACTTTGTTATTGGTTATACCTTTGACGAAGATATAGTAACACATGAAAACGATCAAACATTATTAGATCCTGCAAACGGATCATTCAACTTCCTAGCGCCAGGCGCAGCACGTTATCGTGGACAAGGAACATTAGTTGCATATACTGAAGGTGATACATATGCAGATAACTTTTATCAAGTTTCCTTAATTAGAAACGGAGAAGTAATTACAAAACAAGATAAGGTTCAGTACGCTGACCTTATTGATTTACTTGCCCGTAGAACATTCGATGAAAGTGGCAACTACTCAATTAAAGAATTCCCAATCATCCTTGAAGAGCATGATACAGATCCAGCAAAAATTAAAATTGGCTTGGAACCAGGTAAAGCTTATGTATTAGGATATGAGCAAGAAACAATTGCCACAATAGAAATTGAAACTGACAAAGCTCGTGAAACAGAATTAATTGATAACTCTAATATTTACGCAGACATAGGCCCTTATATAGAAGTGGCAGATGATGGTACAGGACTTCCTGATATTACTGGCGGAATATTTGATGTTACAACAAAAGAAATTGTTACATTGTATTCAGACAATGCAGCAACAAACGTTTTAGGTACAGCAAGGATCACTTCATTAATTAAAGGTCCTAACAACCGTCACCGTATTTACTTGAGCGAAGTAAGTGGAATAACAGACTTACTTGCTTCTGTAAAATCTATTGATAACGTTGGTGGAACCATTGCAGTAACAAACACAGATAATATTACAGGACTTACTGTTGTAGGTAATAGACCAAACAACGTACCAGTATTTCCTTTGTCACTTGAAAATGTAAAAACATTCACAGACGTTCAATATGATTTTGTAAGAAGTTTTTCAGGTATAACTGTATCAGCTAATCAAGCGACTATTATTGCGGCAGATGACGTATCAGATTTTAGTGCCAACATCGCAGACATCATGTTAATAACAGAAGCGGGTGTTGTTCAAACAGGATATAGTATTTTAGGAACTTCTCCAAGTTCATCAGGTACCCCAGGAACAATCACAATAGCTGGACTTAATGTAGGTCCAATAGATGTTATTGTCAAGATGCATAAACGTGTAGGTCAACATAAAGTTAAAACACTCGTTCCTAATCAAGTTGAAAATTTTGTTTCAGGTGGAGCAGCAACTTTCGATCTAGCAAATGTAGACATTCAAGGTATTGTTAGTATCACACAAGATCCTAACGGAACTCCAGTTGCCCTTGATGTTAGCTTGTTCACACTTGAAGATGGAATACAAGATTACTATTATACTAAAGGTTCAATCACAGGACCGTTTGTAAACTTGGAAGAGTATGATGTTGAATATAGTTACTTCCAACATTCAGGCGCTGGTGATTACTTCTCAGTAGACTCATATGATATTTCATTATATGATTCAATTCCTACTTATGTTTCAAAAGATGGTGCCTCTGTATTTACATTAAGAGATTGTATTGACTTTAGACGTTCAGTAGATGATCTTCCAGGTGGTACAAACTTAATTTATCCTGGTGAGAATATTTCACTTGACTATGAATTTTACTTAAGCCGTACTGATAAAGTTTATATTGACCAGTATGGAAACTTTGGAGTTATACAAGGTGTAGCTTCACGCTTCCCTGAAACTCCAAACGATATAGATAACTCAATGACATTATATGTTTTGAGACTTCCACCATACACTTTCAATCCTGAAGACATCGGTGTTCAATTGATTGAGAATAAAAATTACACAATGAGCGATATAGGTTCACTTGAAAATAGAATTGAAAACTTAGAATATTATACATCACTTAACTTGCTAGAAAAAGAAACTGCTGACTTGTCAGTAACAGACGTTTACGGATTGGAGAGATTCAAGAATGGTATTGTTGTGGATGATTTTTCAGGACATGGTGTTGGTGATGTTTACCATGAAGATTATAATTGCTCGATTGATGTTGATGAAGGAATATTAAGAACTCCTTTTGATATTGATAATGTTAATTTTGAGGTTACTGACGATACTCCAACACTTACAACAAAGAACATGAAAGTTCACGAACATATTGCAACGTTAGATTATACAACAGATGTTTTGGTAGATCAGCCTCATGCAAGTACAGTTTCAAATGTGAACCCTTACGCTGTATTTTTATGGGTAGGATCAATTAACTTGAGCCCACCGTCAGACAATTGGTTTGAGACAAGAAGACTTCCCGCAGTTGTGATAAATGTTGCGGCTTCAAACGATGATTTGAGAATTTTAAGAGATCAAGCTGCATGGATAGGGACACGCTGGGATGGTTGGAGAACATTATGGGCTGGCCGTGCCAGTGTCGAAACTGTAGTTCCTTGGTGGGGTAGTCAGAATATCACTGTTAATAGAATTATTAACAGAACTAGTCAACAAAGAGTAGGCACTTCAATAAGAGTTGTACCAGGAACAATCAGAAGGACTTTGAATGATAGGGTTGTAGATACTTCTATTATACCATTCATGAGACCATTAGATATTGAATACACTGCTACTGGAATGAAACCTTTTATTGATTTGATTGCAACGTTTGACGGTGTTGATGTTTCAGATCAATGTACAAATCTTGTGACAGATGCAGTAGGTTCAGTTACAGGAACATTTTCAATTCCTGATTCAAATGATGATGCACCTGCAAAGAGAAAATTCAGAACTGGATCTAAAGTATTCAGACTTGCTGACGATGCCGTTAACCCAAGCACTTCATCTGAAGAGCAATTTACTTCAAGCGGTTTACTACAATCAAAACGTAGAACAATTGTTGCAACAGAAACACCAAGGCTTGTTCAAACAAGAGTAGTTGAAACAAGAAATCTTGATACTCGTATTTGGTCAGACCCAATTGCAGAATCCTTTTTGATTGATCAAGAGGGTGGCGCGTTCTTATCAGACATTGATATTTTCTTTGAAAGTAAGGCTAGCTTGCTCCCTGTTAAATTGTTTATTGTTGAAATGGAAAACGGTATACCTACTCAAAATATTGTACCATTCACAGAGGTTAGTTTACTCCCAGGCCAAGTTAATACTTCGGCCACTGGCGTGGATGCAACTAAATTTACATTTTCAGATCCTGTTTATTTACAAGACAATACTGAATATGCTTTTGTCCTAACTTCTAATAGTGACGAGTATAAAGTATTTGTTGCAGACGTTGGTGGGATTGATTTGATTTCAGGTAGTGTTATTGCAAAACAACCTTATGCAGGAGTTATGTTTTCATCTCAAAACTCAAGCACATGGACACCAGACCAAGCTAAAGATATTAAGTTCAAGATCAACCGTTGCGTATTCGACACAGGTTCAGTTGGTAGTTTAGACTTGAACTCTGAAACAGGGTTGGACGGTATCAATGCAACGACTATCATGTTTAATATTGACACATTGATTCTAAATAATACAGATATTGGTTGGCAGTATAAATTTACAAATGATGCTTCGTTAATTGATTTTGGTAATAAGTCAAACATTGAGATGACTGAATTAAAATCAATCACAACAGGTCCACTTAATGCATTAAATGTTACAGCAACCTTAATATCAGGTGACGATGCAATATCACCAGTTATTAACTTGAATCGTGCAAGCGCCTTCATGATTGAAAATCTTGTTGATGCTGGAGACGCAGGAACATACTTAACAAGAACAATTAACTTAGAAAATCCTTCAGATGATTTGAGAGTTTTGATTGATGCTCAATTACCTGGAAGCTCTAGTGTTGACTTGTATTATAAGACAACAGAGTCATTCACTTCAAGATCAGTTACACTTCAAGCAGGTGGTATCCTTGAAGATGTTATTGGACGTATTCAATATGTCTACCATGTAAACGGATTAAATATTGACTTAGATCCTAGTAGCACAGTGTCAGTAACAAAGGTTGTTTCAAATACAACATATTTGAAAGACATTACAAATTACGATGTAATAAATGCAGGTGCAATTTTTGTACAATTCCCTGATGATATTATCCCAGCTGGGGCAGCGTCAATTGATATATGGCCTGCAGGCGGTGGCGGTTATGCGCTTGGAGAATATGTTTACTACACACCAACAGGAAAAGTTTATAGATCATTAATTGCTACAAACAATGACGAACCTACAGTAGATGTAGCATCGTTTGAAGAAGTTCCTTCAGCAACATTAACAAGCGGAATAAATGCTAACGTTGAAGATGTATGGCGCCCAATGAAATTAGAATCAACAATCAACCCTGTGTTAGATGTTGCTAATCAATTCATTGAATACACATATATCCCAGAGTCAGTAGTTGATGAAGAGTTTAGCTCGTTTGCTGTTAAGATAGAACTTAACTCTGTTGGCTCAATCAATACGCCGTTTGTTAAAGCGTTCAGAGCATTGGCTGTATACTAATGGCTAAGGAAAAAATTAAAGATGTAGATAATGCTTACAGAGATTCACACTCTAAGGGAATCATATTTACAGACAATAATAAATATGAACAAGCAAAACGTAGAAAGCTTGAGAGAAGAAAAAATATGCAGGCAGCATCTGCTCAAGGTAGCGTTATAGGTAAAATGCAAAGAGAACTCGACGAGTTAAAAGATTTAGTAAACAAACTAATTAAAAAGAAGAGTAATAAATAATGTCCCACTTAGATCAAGTAGAAAATACTGATACGTTTAAGACTTGGAGAGTAAGTCATAACAATATTATAGACTTAATAAATCTAGGTACAATAGGAACGGTTACTGTAGATTCAGTTAGGGAAATGCTTAACTGGGTAGAGTCAGCAGGCATATTCAACGGTTGCTCAGTAACAGATGCAGGTGGCGGTAATGTTGATGTTGCTGGCGGTGAAGCATTTTTAAGGATTGGAGCAAACGTAGGTGACGAAATTGTGGTTGCACAAATACCACCTCTTGCAGCTATCACTCCTACTGATCAAGACATTACATATATTTGGGCAGACTATAATGCTGGTGTACCTTCAATTGGTTCTTCAACAAATGCAAACGATTTCAATGGGCACGATAAATGTTTAATCGCCCTTGTTTCAAGAGAAGGTACAGACGTTACAATTCTTGAAGCACAAGAAAAACCTGTTGATAACTCAAATCGTATTAATCAAATGATGATTGATACACACGGTATTCACCATGTTCAAGGTGGTTCAAGAATAAGTGAAACAGGTACAAGGAACTTTGCAGTATCAGCAGGCGCATTTTACCGTGGCTTGAAGAAGGTTACTCATCCAGATCATGATACAGCAGGCGCAGACAACTTTGAATACTATTATAAAGATGGTATAGGTGGTTGGGTAGAAGTTGGATCCCAAACACAAATAGATAATGTAAACTATGACGATGGCTCTGGTACACTGGCCGCATTGACCGCAGGTAACTATTCAGTTCATTGGGTGTACATGAAGATAGGAACTAACAAACACGAGTTATATGTATTGTATGGAAGTGGTGATCATGCAACGGTTGAAGATGCAAGAGCAGAAGAAGTTCCTGCTTCAATACCACCTACGTTAGAAGAAGTGGGTGTGTTGTTAGGTAAAATAATTATATTGAAGAATGATAATTTATATGCTTCTGTTGAAACTGCCTTCGGTGCATCATTCATAGCAGGCGCACCATCAAACCACGAAAACTTAACTGGATTACAGGGTGGAGCAGTTGGCGATCATTATCACTTAACAGGTGCAGAGCATACAACAATTAGTGGTCATCCTGGGGATACAGCAAACCCACATAGTGTGACGGCTGTACAAGTAGGTGCTGACCCTGAAGGTGAAGCTCTTGCAATGTCAATAGCCCTAGGATAATAAATAGTTTAAATAAACTGGAGATAATAAAGTGGCAACAAACGAATTTAAAAGATTCTCTGTAACTATATCAGCGATCACAGAAGGTACTGCAAATACAGTATATACCGTTCCTGTTGGAAAGGAAGTAGTTATTGTAGGTATGAGATTTGCAAACCAAGGCAATGCAAACGAGCTTGCTCTTAATGTGTTCATTGAAGATGGCGGGGCAAACAAATTTTACCTATCAGGTAAGAATACACCATTACCAATAGGTTCAGCATTAGAAATGCAACAAGGTAAAACTGTTTTGATTGCAAATGATATTTTGAAAACATATGCAGACATTGCAAATGAAGGCGATCTTACTTTATCAATATTAGAAAGAACACCTTAAGGATAAGGAATCATGCCAGGATATATAGGTAGAACAGAACTAAACACCGTTGGTGGAGCAATATCAAGAAATGCTTTTGTTGGTAATGGGGCTCAAACCTCTTTTGGGCCTTTAGACCAAACACCTTTTGACGAGGAAGAAACTATTGTAACGATCAATGGTGTTGTTCAACACGACGCGTCTTATGCAGTGGTTGTAGATTATGTAAACTTTGCGGTGGCTCCAGATAACTTAGATGATATAGAAGTTAAGGTTCATTCAACAGAAAGAAAACCTGCTGAAGGTGTTGGCCCAGAAGAAGTTACCCTTGCAAATTTAAGTACAGTAGATATTATAACTTCTAATGATAAATTTGATAGAGCGTTAATTCCCTCAAAGCGATTAGTAGAGTTAGCAGTAAATGATCTAAATGCCTCCAAGGCTGATTACGAAAACGCTTTCGTTTTAATGACTGTTACTGGTAAAACTTTTGCTATAAGCACCTGGAATGGTGGTGGTGAATTTGTGATTGCCGCGGCAACAGGACAGTTTAACCTGGCCGTGGCCTTTGGTATGGGAACTATTAAGACAGTAGATGCTGTAGGTAATACAGGAGAACTCACTGGACCTATAACTATACAAGCCAATCAGATAGTTAAGGTAAGATATACAGCTAACGATGAAGCTATAGTGGAGTTACCTTATATTGTAGCTGGAGGTTCAGCTGGGAATTCATGGAACTTATTAGACACGGCAACTTTTTCAAGTACACCATCTTACAATGTTCCTATTGTGCTAGGCGCATATGAGAGATATAAACTTGACTTTATAAATTTTGTACCTAGTTCAAACGGAAGCCATTTATCAATGCGTGTAAGAAATGCTGGCATCCAAGATAGTGGAAATAATTATAGATATGTTATGAATCTTACAAATGAAAATGCTTTAACAGAATCAATATTAGGAACTGGAGGATCATCTACAAGTGAAATTGTACTTGCTACAAGCTTATTAAATACAACATATAAGTTTAATGGAACTTTTTACCTTAATGATCCTAGTGATGTTGGTAATAGAACAGAAATACGTGGTACATTTTCTTATACTAATTCAAGTGGTGTTCGTTTTAATGGTAGAGGTAGTGGATGGTATACCCCACTATCGGCTGTAAGTGATCTATTAATATTCATGAGTGGTGGATCTCTAGCAAGTGGCAAAATGAAACTTTACGGAAAATAATAGGATAATATAAAATGGCAAGTAGCCCATATATAGGAAGATCATTAGAATCAAGCGTTGAAGATGGAGAAGTTACTTCGGTTAAACTTGCGACAGGTGCTGTAACGTCTGCAAAGCTTGGAGCGAGTGCTGTTACAAATGCAAAGATTAACAACGGTGCTGTATCAGAAGATAAACTTGCGGTTGCTGTTCAAACAAAATTAAATAGCGGTTCTGGAATTGTTACAGGTATAAATCCAACAACATCATATTTTGTAAATAACTCAACAGTCTTAGTACAGGCAACAAGTTTAGTTTGCTCAATACCAGAGGCTGGTATTTACGCTATAGATATAATGTTGAATACAGGACACGACACAGTTGTTCCAACTGCAGGTTTAAGATTGAATGCAAGATACACAGGATCATACTGGGCGAATAATGGTCGCACGAAAGGTTTTTGGACGCTCCACCACACAACTGATACTGGAGGCACATCGTCTCAAACTACAATTCAAGGACAAACTAACTTACCTTCTACTATTAATATGGGAAGTAACTCACATGGACAATTTTCAATAAGTGCAGGAAATGATTATTATTACCAGTTTGTTGAAGGTAAGTTCATTTTAGATGCTGCAGACGTTGGAGACGTAGAGATTTGGTTTGCACAGAATACTGCCGTAGCATACAACACATCTATTAATAGAAACTCTTGGATTAAAGCAACTAAGATAGCGTAACGGAATATAATGTATATCACAAAACAATTTATATATCTTCATGTCCCAAAAACTGGTGGACAAACAATGCTTAGAATGCTAGAGCGTTTTAGGTTCATGTTCAGAGGTAGGGGTAGAGGATTTCATAGATCAGTAGATTCACTCAATCCTAAAATGTTGGAAGATAAACAAAAATATGCCTTAGTTAGGAACCCTTGGGATTGGTATACATCTTGGTATTATTATTTAAAAGAAACTCCAAGCTTACATAATGTTTTATTTAAAACAATAAGCAATAATGGAAAATATAGTTTTAAGAGATCTATCAATAATTTATTTGATATGATTGAAGGTGGTGAAGAAATCAATGGTGAATTTAATACAGCTATTGTTAATGCACCTTTAAGACGACCACTTCAAGTTAGTGGAGACGATGTTGAAAGGATGCAGTCTTGGGATTGTGGTTTACAATCTTTTTATTATCACTACTTAATATTTGGAGATGAAGCTCTTGACAGTCATGATTATTCTAATGTTACAATAGGTAAACAAGAAACTTCAAGAGAAGATCACCTTAACTTTTTCAAGAGTTTAGGTATTGAAAATGATAGACTAACAAAAACAATAACAAACCATCGTAGATTAAATGCTACTAAGAAAGACTACGGTAAGTATCAAGATCAATATGACAATGCACTGAGAGATCGTGTTGCAGAAAAAGAAAGTTATATCATAGAAAAGTATGGCTATACATTTTAAGGAAAAATAATGGCAACTAAAATAAAAGGATCAAACATAGCACCAGGTGCGGTTGAATTAGCACATCTTGCCCCAGGTGCTGTATTACATGGTATGAAAACACTCACCGCAGGAAATGCTTGGTCTGCGGAGTTTACAGGCCCACATACAATAATTTTATGTGCTGGTGGTGGCGGTGGTGGCGGTGGAGCTACAGGATCTCCAGGTGGTTATGGTTATCCAGGTGAAGGTGGTGATGGTGGTAATTTTGCAATTACACAAATGATAATACAGTCTTTAACAAAAGATGTTTCATATACAATTGCAATAGGAGCAGGCGGCATTGGCGGTGCCCCAGGTTTCCCAGGGCTGGCTGGACAACAAGGTGGAAGTACAACGTTTGACAGCACTACAATGATTGGCGGCGCTGGCGGAGATGGTGGCGGTGGTGCTTACACAACTGCAAACGGCGATGTAGGTTTAAATTGCATTCCTTATGGGTTAGGTGGTGCTGGTGGAGTAAGTGCTCCTGGAGTAGATGGTAATCCAGGAAGTGCTGGAGCAGGCTTTGGAGCAGGCGGTGGCGGAGGCGGCGGTGGCGGTTATCATGTATCTATAGGATATCTTGGAGCCGTGGGTGGTGCTGGGTCCCCAGGATTTATATTAATATTATGGTAGACATTAAATTAATAACAGAAAAAATAGTTTCGGAAATTGATGGTGGTCCTATTGAAGCAGAATATATAACCGCGGTTTTAAAATTGGTTGCTGGAGATAGAGATAAACTATATCAATATAATAAATTTGAAGTAGATGTTTATGGTGGAATTATTTATAGAAAAATGTTGATATCTGGAATAGGGGAAGCTGTTAAATCTCATAAACATGTTTATGATCATTTTACCTTTATTCATAAAGGGAGTGTAGATATAAATGGTGAAATATTCCATGCAGGGCAGTTTGCAAAGGTACCTGCAGAAGCCATCCATACAATTAAAGCATTAACAAACGATTGCGAAGTTTATTGTATTCACTCAGAATATGAAGCAGAGCAAGGAGAACTAAACAAATGAAAGGTTTTATAGTATTTAATAAAAATGATGATTCAGAAGTTGCTAGATATTCTGGCGGGGCTCAAACTCCTGCAGATATATTATCTGCAAATGGTTTTGATACTGATATTGTAGATTGTTTAGACTTTGAAATAGATAAAGGTATGGCGGAAGCAGATTTCAGCGTAGCATCTGGGGTAATTGTCGAGGCTACTGTAGATACTGCTACTAAGAATCTTAGGATAGCTAATAAACAACTTCTTCAAAATGAATTAATTATAGAAACATTACTAAACGAGATTAATCTAATAAGGACAGCACAAACATTACCTACTAGAAGTAAGGCAGATATAGAGGCTTTTCTAGATAGCAGGCTATAAAACCCAAATCACAGCGGCAATAAATAGTACAAACAATAATAAAAAATAAATAAATGGAACTATTATGACAGATAGAGAAGTTCACACAGGGAATTACAATGGCTTGGATAGAAGAATCCCAGCCCAGGAATGGCACACAAATAAAAATTATTTTTTGTCAATCATCTTCTTGATCATCGCTAATATAGGATCTACCGTCTGGTGGGCAGGCGGGATCAACTCAGATGTAAGGCAGTTGAAGGAAAGACCTGATCTAACAGAAAGGGTTGTCCAGCTTGAAACTACTATCGCTCTAAATGAAAAATATTTTAATGAGTTTAGAAGAACTCTAGAAAGTATGAATACCACAATCACTAGAATCGATCGTGAGCAAGCCCGTAGAAAATCAATTGTTGATAGAGCCGAAAAAAACCAATCTAACTAAAGATGAATACTAAAAATGAAAAGACGTTTAGGATCGTTCTATCGAGGGGACACAAAAACTTTTAAAATTGTAGTTGCAGATATTGACGACGTACCTGTGGATATCACAGGGTGGGAGTTTTGGTTTACTATGAAGGCAGATGATTATCTACCTGACACTGAGGCAGTTATCCAAAAACATATATCAATCCCTTTGCTGGATGCAGAAGGATTGTTAGGAAATGCTTATGTGGTATTATTGTCTACAGAGACAGAAGTAATTCCAATAGGTACATATTTTTATGACTTCCAAAGAGTTCTGCAACAGGCTCCAGGTGATCCACCAAGTGTAACAACGATAATGTCTGGCACAATTTCAGTCATCTCAGACATAACAAGGAGCGTTTAGTCGTGGCGGATACAATTAAAGTAACGATTGTTGAGACAGGTCCACCAGGCCCAGCGGGTCCGATAGGTCCAACAGGTCCTGCAGGTGGCGGAGGTGGTGGCGGCGCGGTTGTAAGTCCTACAGAACCAACATCTGCTGTCGCTGGTGATATGTGGTACAATCCAGATGACGACGAGCTTTTTATATATAATGTAAATATTGGACAATGGGAACAAATACCGTTTGTATCAGATTTTAGTGACCCAGGTGGTACATTAATCATAGAAGGTGGTGGTTTCTAAACCATCTTTTTAATAAATAATAACAAATATAATAAACAAAGTATAGAACAAGGAAGGCATAAAAATGGCTCTTATTCAAATTAAACGCTCTACAGGAACAGCGACACCGCCTTCACTGGCTGAAGGTGAATTAGCGTATTCAGAATTATCCGATAATTTATTTATTGGTAAATCAGGGTCAGTAGTTGCCAAGATTGGCGGCTTGACAGAAGTCAATAAATTAGCTGGTGTTGAGGCACTTGCCGATGTAACAGATACAGCAAACGTTACCGCAGCAGGCGCGTTGATGGACAGCGAGTTAGCTTCCGAATCAGCAGTTAAAGCAACTACAGCGGCATTTTTGACTGCAGACGAAACTAAATTAGACGGTATTGAAACCGCAGCTACAGCAGATCAAACAGGCGCTGAGATTAAAACAGCTTATGAAGCAGAAGCAAATGCATTTACAGATGCACAGTTTACTAAATTAGGTGGAATTGAAACATCAGCCGATGTAACAGACACAGCAAACGTAGACGCTGCAGGTGCAGTAATGCACACAGACGTATCTGGTGGCAACGATGGCTTCTTATTGAAGACTGGTGCTGAAACATACGAATCAGTTAAACTTAATAGAGGCGCGGCTGCTGCTCCAATTGCAACAGACGACACTAACTCAGGCTACTCAGTAGGTTCACGTTGGATTGATACTACAAACAACGAAGAATGGTTATGCGTAGACGCAACTGCAACTTCGGCTGTTTGGTTAATGGTTTCAGGTGGTGGTGACGTAGATGGTCCAGGCGTAGCAGTAGATAACGCTGTAACACGTTTTGATGGTACTGACGGTAAGAACGTTCAAAGCTCTGGTGTAGTAATTGATGATTCAGACAACGTTACTGGAATTGCTAATCTTAGCTTAACAGGAACAGTAGATGGTCGTGATGTTGATGCCGACGGTACAGCACAAGATGATCACATTGCAGACGTTTCAGGTAACCCACACGCTGTAACATTAGAACAAGCACGTTCAGAAAATGGTACACTTGCAGGTAATATTGCAATGGGTGGTTTCAAAGTAACAGGTGCTGGTAACGGTACCGCAGCAGGCGACTTAGTTAATAAGAGTCAATTGGATGCGGCACAAGCTGGTATTTTGGTTAAAGATGGTTGTCGTGTTGCTACAGATGCAGCACTTCCTGCAGTAACCGCAGCAGGCGCAAGCGTTGGTAAAACTTTGACAGCAGATGCAGTAGGCATTTTAACTGTTGACGGAGTTGCAACTTTATTAGGTGATCGTGTTTTGGTTAAAGACCAAGTTGCTCAAATAGACAATGGTATTTATGAAGTAACAACCGAAGGTACAGCAGGCGTTGCGTTTATACTTACTCGTGCTACTGACTATGACGGCGACCCTGCATCAGAAATCACTGAAGGAACATTCACGTTCATTAGTGAAGGTACTGCAAATCAGAAATCAGGTTGGGTATTGTTAGATGATGCTGACTTTACAGCAGGTGTTGCAAATGTTGACGTTGCAAGCAACGAATTAGTATTTGCTCAGTTCCAGGGCTTACCAGCATACGTAGAAGGCTCAGGCATTGATATTACTGGTGATACAATTTCAATGGATATCACTAACTTAACAACAGCGGCCGTTGTTGCTGCAGATGAACTAGCGTTTTACGATATAAGCTTAGGTGCAATACGCAAAACTACAGTTTCATTGTTACTAGGTGCTATCAGTGGTCTAAGTAATGTATTGAACGACGCAGACATTTTTGTTGGTAATGGTTCAAACATTGCAACAGGTGTTACAATGTCAGGCGATGCTACAATGGCAAATGACGGTACAATCACACTTACAGCCGCAGCGTTAGATGGTGGTTCATTCTAATCATTATAAATATAATGGTATGAAGAAGTAAACAACGATGCCCTTCATATGAAGGGCATCTTTATATAACCTTAGCTATATAGCTTTAAAATATAAGGTGCCAAATGGCAAACGAAATCGTATTAAAAAGATCTGCGGTTGCGAACAATGCTCCAGCCGTTGGAGACTTGGCTCTCGGTGAAGTTGGTATTAATACAAATGATGGTCGCGTATTCATTAAAAAGAATGACGGCGCAGACTCAATTGTAGACATTACTGATAACGTAAGAACTAAAACAACTACAGACCCTTCAGCAACAGATGACAATTCAAGTGGTCACCGTCCTGGTGACTTATGGCTAAACACAACCTCACAAAATGTATTCATACTTGTAGATGATTCAAACGCTGCGTCCATATGGACAAACATAACAAGTGATCGCGGCGGTAGTCTACTTCACAGTCAATGGGGTTTAGTTCACACAATAGATAATCCAAACGCCTTTGGGACAAGTCAATATGACTTTTTTGGTTCTGCTGTTTATGGTAGCAGTGGAGCAGCCTCTGCGGTATCAGGCGATTATATGGTTATTGGAGCTAACCAAGAAGATGAGGTAGGTGGTAATGGTTCTGGTAAGGTTTATGTTTTCAATATACACACAGGTTTATTAGCACGAACAATAGATAATCCAAACGCCTACGGAACAGTTTCAAATGATTATTTTGGTAGGTATATAGATATTGATGGAACTAAATGTGTAATTGCTGGTTCTGGTGAAGATGATGCAGGTGGTAATAGTTCTGGTAAGGTTTATGTTTATGACGTAACAACTGGAGAATTATTACTTACAATAAATAATCCTAATCCTTATGGAACCAGTGCGTATGATGAGTTTGGCGTTTCTGTTGGGATCAGTGGTAATAATATTATTGTAGGCGCACACAATGAAGATGAGTCAGGACTAACTAATTCTGGTAAGGCTTATATATTTAATGCAACAACTGGAGCCTTATTACAAACATTAAATAATCCTAACGCATATGGAACGGCTGCTTACGATCAATTTGGTAATCAAGTCTCAATTGATGGAAATAATTGTATTGTGGGAGCAAGATTTGAAGATGATGCAGGTGGCCTTAGTGCTGGTAAAGCTTATATATTTACAGTCTCAACTGGAGCTTTATTACATACTCTAGATGATCCTAACGCATACAGCACTTCTGCTGGCGATCAATTTGGTAATAATCTTGACATAAGTGGAAACTATGCTGTTGTAGGTGCATGGTATGAAGACGACGGAAATAATTATTCAGGTAAGGTTTATATTTTCAATGTAACAACAGGTGCTCTACTTTGGACTTTAGATAATCCAAATCCTTATGGAACTTCGTACTACGATGCGTTTGGTGCTAAAGTAGCTGTAGAAGGTAACTACGCCGCAGTAACCGCATGGTTTGAAGATGATGCAGGTGGGAATCAGTCAGGTAAGGTTTATATTTATGACGTTACAACTGGAGGTTTAATACACACTTTTGATAATCCAAACGCATATGGAACAGCCGCATATGATTACTTTGGTTCTATTGTTTCATTATCAGACAAATATATTATTACTGCGGCATCTTATGAAGATGATGTATCTGGAATTCAATCAGGTAAAGCGTATGTGTTTGCTCTTGAGGATTTATATGAAACAGATGCGCAAAGTTTATTAGCAGCTATAAAATCTATAGGTGATGGTAGCGGTATAAATGCTACTTACTTAGAAGGTAAAGATTCAAGTGAATTTGCTACGTCAGATGATTTATCTTTACTTGCTCCACTGGCAAGCCCTGCACTAACAGGAACTCCAACTGCTCCAACTCAAAGTGCAGACGATAATAGTACGAAGCTTGCTACAACTGCCTATGCAGACGCCCAAGCTCTTTCAGGTGGCGACCCAGCATTTACAAGTGATCCTTTAGGATTTAATTATCCAACTGCCCCAGGTGCCAACTCAATAGCGATTGCTATTGACGCAGACGCGAAAGAACAAAACTGCATTGCTTTTGGTAATGGAGCACAAGCAGGTTTAGTTGATTCAGGAACAGGAAATCGAAATGCAATTGCAATAGGAATTCTTGCAAAAGCGTATAATAGGTATAGTCTTGCATTAGGCGTTGAGGCAGTGGCTGGCTTAACTGGCGCAAGTGTTTTTTATGCAACTGCAATCGGTTGGAACTCATTATGCGAGGGTGCATCTGCAATTAGTGTTGGGTCATTATCTAAAGCTCTTGCATACGAAAGTATTGCTATTGGTTCCTCTGCCGAAGGAAGAGAAAGTAATTCTATTGCAATTGGCCCAGCCGCACAATCAGGACAAACTAATGGTGGTGGAGACGAACAAGATACAATTGCAATAGGAAACGTAGCGAAAGCGTATGAGAGTGGCGGTATTTCAATTGGTAGAGCTGCAACCACAGGTAAAAATGGAACAAGTATTGACCCTTATGCAATTGCAATAGGTTATCAATCAGAAGCAATTGAAGAAAAATCAATTGCTATAGGTTATACAGCGGACAGTAAAGGAACATCCGCTGTATCAATTGGTGACGGAGCTATAGCAAAAGAAACAGCCAATGTTGCAGTAGGACAATATGCTTTAACAGGACAAACTGAAGGTGGAAGTAATGAAGGATCTGCCATTGCTGTAGGAGCAAGTTCAAAATCATACGAGATAGGATGTGTGAGTATAGGTGCTCTTGCAACTTCAGGTAGAAACGGATCAACAAATGATCCTTATGGTGTTGCTGTAGGTTATTTTGCTATTGCAGACCAAGGATACACAACTGCATTAGGATATTTTGCCAAATCAAAAGGAACATCTTCAGTTTCAATAGGAGCAAACTCCGAAGCAAAAGAATCTACAACAATTGCTATAGGTGCCTCAGCGATTGCAGGTAGGACATATGCATCTGCAACAAATGAACGAGCAATTACAATAGGTGTTCTTAGTAAGGCTTATAATAAAGGATGTGTAACTTTAGGTGCTGGGGCAGTATCAGGTGATGTGGGTACTAATAATGAAGATTATGCAATTGCAATAGGTGATAGTGCAAATGCAGTTTTAGCAAATACAATCGCGCTTGGACAAGGTGCAACTGTAACTAACAAAGGTGAAATGGTAACTGCATTAGGAACAAACGCCTTTGAGAAGAAAATTGTATTACAACAAGATTTCACTTCGGCATCATTCACAGCCTTCACAGATTCACCAGTTATCCCAAGTAATAAAGCATGGAAGTTCACAGCACAAATAATTGCTCGTCAAGCTGTAACAGGTGAGGTTGCTTCATATAAAATTGATGGAATGATTAAGAACATTGCAGGAACAACTACAATAGTTGGAACAAATTATACTCTTGAAGAAGAAGAAGATGCAACTTGGGATTGTGTATTAGTTGCTAATGATACAAATGATACTTTAGAAATTCAATTTAAGACTGACGGAACAGCAAACGCCGTTTCCGTACTTGCTAACATACTGATAATGGAGGTATAAGAAAATGAAAGTAAAAAATCCTACCATTGATGGTGCGGTATTAACAGGTGACTCAACCGCAGTTACACAAAGCGCAGATGATAATAGTACAAAAATTGCTACAACTGCCTACGCAGATAATGCAGGTGGCGGTGGCGGAGGTGCAAGTACAATTAAGTTAATATCTTCTGGAACTACGTTCACTGCTTTATATACAGGTATTCATACAATATTTTTATGTGGTGGTGGCGGTGGCGGTGGCGGCGGCCAAACAGGTACACCTGGTGGTTATGGTTATCCAGGTGAAGGTGGTGATGGTGGTAATTTTGCAATTACACAAATGATAAAACAATCTCTAGTAAAAGACACTGTATATACAATTGCAATAGGAGCTGCTGGCGGTGGCGGCGCGCCAGGATATCCAGGCGTAGCTGGACAACAAGGTGGAAGTACAACGTTTGACGGCGTTACCATAACTGGCGGTCCAGGCGGCGACGGCGGCGGCGCCGCCTACACAACTGCAAACGGCGACGTGGGGATAAATTGTATTCCTTATGGGTTAGGTGGTGCTGGTGGAGTAAGTGCTCCTGGAGTAAATGGTAATCCAGGTGGTGCAGGTACAGGACATGGGGCTGGCGGCGGTGGCGGCGGTGGCGGCGGTTATCATGTATCTATAGGATATCTTGGAGCGGTAGGTGGCCCTGGGTCCCCAGGATTTATATTAATATCATGGTAGATATAAAATGTTCTTTGATGGTAGTTATAATAACTTAGGAAAAATTGATTCGTCATTACTTGATGAAATAAAAAATAAAATTATTAATATAAGTGAAGATGAGTGGCTGGATGATTCTATTGAAAGACAGCAATCATTCACAGTTCATAAAAACGTAAATAACTATAATATATTATTTGATTATGGAAATTTCCAAGAACTTGATAATAATAAAACAATAGATCGAAGATCAAATTGGAGTGAATTAGATAATATAGTAGATGGAGAAATTGTTGGTTTATTAATTGTTAATCTACACGCAGGTAAAGATATACCACTACATGTAGATGATGGTGAACATTTAAAAAACTCACGTAGAATACATTTACCAATAATAACAAATAAAAATGTTATTTTTAACGTAGACGGAGAGTATATAAATATGAAAGAGGGTTATTTATATGAAATAAATAATATGAAGCCCCACAGCGTTAAGAATAAAGGTTTGAGAGATAGAATACATATTATAATAGATGTGAAATAAGGAAAAAACAAAATGGCATTAGAATTAGGAATCACAACAGAACATGGTATTACGTTAGCAAATTCTTATACAAGAATTGTAAATTACTCAGGTGATATTGATAATGTTCGTGTCCAAACAATAACACACGCAGATGCAGCGGCAAGAACAGCAAATGATAAACAGATTAAGTCTGAATCATATGTATTTTCTGCTCCTGACACTGTTCCTGCTGGTGGATTAATAGATTGGGCTTATGCTCAAGTCAAAGCACTACCTGAGTTTACAGGATCAGTAGACGTATAAATAGTATTATACATAATCTAAAAGACTAGGCAGCTATGCACATAAAAAGACTAAACGGAATTTACCGAGGCGATACGAAAACTTATAAGTTCAACTTCCCTGGAGTTGATATTACGGATTGGACTATCTGGCTGACTTTAAAAATAGATGAGTTGTCGTCTGATGCCGCTGCGGCTATTCAAGTATCATCTACAGCAGGTGATAATGTTTTAGATGACCCAATCAATGGGATCATGTATGTCACTATCCCATCAGATCAGTCTGGCACATTAGAGCCTGGCCAATATTTTTATGACTTCCAAAGAGTCATTCAAGGAAGCCCTCCTGATGTTAGAACATTATTGGCAGGACAGGTTGAGATTTATACAGATATCACGCTTGCGACCTAAGGGGTAATCATGGGATACCCTGCAATAAATCAAGTTTCAAACACTGTTCATCTAGCAGAAGAATTTATTATAAATCTTGTTGAGGAGACTCTTGAGATAGGCCCAGGTGATTCAATCACAATGGACCTCGTTGAAGATACCATTGAGGTATTAACAACTGAAGAGATTATTACAGTATCTCCTGAGGAAGAAGTCCTCCAGTTCAACCTTTCAGAAGTAATCGAAATAATCAAGCCTGTAGAAACTGGCTTGCAATATGCTGAAGACGCAATAACCTCAATCAGGGTAGTTGCTTCACATTCAACCAAGATATATACAGCTATAAGATGGCTGGTGTATGCTAGGTCTACGATTGACCCAACAAATAAAAAATATTTTCAGGTATCAGCCTTTCACGATGGAGACAGTGTTGACGATGCCACCCAGGTGAAATTCTTTTGTATTGGTAATATGACCTTTGGGTTAGATATAATAGATATAGATTTTGATGTTCAATTAAGTGGGGCTGGAGCAAACCAGGTAATGTCACTGACTGTACAGTCCACAGAAGAGGTCGATGTGAGAGTTTCAGCAGATGCCATTGTTGAAATGTAAAGACCTTAATTCATAAATAATAACAACGGATAGTTAATTACAACATAGGGAGAGACACACATGTCGTCTAATTCATTTTTTGAAGTCGAAAAGGGCTTACAAATTGGGTCAGCAGTATTTTTATCAGGGGCTGGCGCTCCAGGTGGGGCTGGTGATCCTGATCTCGTTGGTTTAGGTTCATTTTACTTAGACACAACAAATGGTCAAATTTATCTTAAAGATACGGCTGGTACAGGTGTTGATAAGTGGGATACACTTTCAACCTCTACATACGTAGATAGTCAAGTTACTGCAGGTGGTTCATGGCGCGAACCAGTAGAAGCAATTGAAGATACATTAACTGCTACACCAGCCGCAGCAACAAATACAATCGACGGTGAAACTATAGTCACAGGAATGCGAGTATTGTTCACCAACCTTACTACTCCAACAGATAGGAATGTTTGGGTTGCAACTGGTACAACAGGTGCGTGGACATGGACAGAAGATGTACAAGAAGAAACATCTGGTGATACAATCTTTGTTTACAATGGTTCACACGCAGGTCAAACTTGGGTTTATAACGGTACTGATTGGATCCATACAGCGTCTACATCAGATGATGAATTAGGCTTTTTACGTTCATTCATTGGTAAAGGTGCAGCAGGTTCAGAATCTCCATCATATGCGAGTGCTTTGGTTGTAACACAAAACGCAAACTTAGAAACTGCAATTGGTGAATTAGATGTAGTTGTAGATGGTAACACAACAGACATTGGAACAAATGCAGGTGCTATTACTAACTTACAAAACGAAGACGGATTTATTCGTACGTTTGTAGGTAAGAGTGCAGCAGGTTCAGAGACACCAACTTATACATCGAATGGTTATATTTCTAATGGTGATACATTAGAAGCTGCTATTGGCAAGTTAGATAATCAAATCGGTATTAACGTAGGTAATATTAATGCCAACGCTTCTGAAATTGCACAAGCAAGAACAGAAACACAGGCACTTAACGTTACAACTTTAACAACTGTAGATAGTGTGAATTGTGATGTTACAGCCGCTGTCAAGTGGATGGTATATGTTCAAGGTAACTTGGTAGGTGATGCCGCTAAGAAATTTTGTATTGAAGTTTTTGCAACTCATGACGGACACAACGTATCAGGTGGCGCAGACGCAACTCAAGCAGACGACACACAATACGCTAAATTGAAAGTTGGAAACCTTTCAGGCTTAGACATTAGTATTGACGTTTCAGGTGCAGGCGCCGCTCAAGTTATGAACTTGAAGGTTGTATCAACAGACGCAGTAGATGTTAGAGCTGTAAGAGAAGTTATTGACTTTTAATAGTTGATAACACATAACAGGAATTGTTATGGCGACAAACTTAGATAAAGCGTTTGAAGTAGACGCAATAGTAATAGGTGAACTCGTCGGCATCGTAGCTGGTGTCGACGATCCTACTATATCAGGGCAGACCGCACCTTTAGGATCTTTATATTTAAGAACAAATGGTGACATTTTTAAGAAGGCTGGCGCAGGAAATATTGATTGGGAAGTCCTGGAAGCCACAACACAAACTCTTACTTCTACAAATGAATATAAAGGCCACGTTAATGTTGCTGTTAATTATAACGCAACAGATAAGGTTATAATTCTAGTAGACAGTACAGCACAAGCAGTAACAATCTCTCTACCAGATGCAGCAACATACCTGAATAAAATATTCCATGTAAAATGGAAAGCGGGTAATAACCTTGTATCTATATCAGCACAAGCAGGTCAAAATATTGACGGTGACCAGGTTCATATAATGGGCGATCTATATGATTCATTAGAATTTATATCAGACGGCTCAGATTGGTTTATTGTATAAGGAATTAGAATGGCGTATAAACACCAGCAAAATGTACAAGACGGCGAAACATTAATAGGTGAAGCAGGTCCTAATACGACTAAAGGTTCTCTTATACATGTTAAAGATAATACTGGTAAAGCAAGACCATTATCAACAGATGCCGCGGGTGACATACGCGTCGCGACTCAGGGGCAAGTGCTTCCTGATGATCCTACCGCAGCGAGGAAGGGGTCTTTGCTATATGTTGAAGACGCTGCAGGTAACGCACAAACATTAAAAACAAATGCTGACGGTGATATTCCTGTTGCTCCGAGAGATTTGATTTTAGATGGTGACCCAGTTGCAGGAATTAAAGGTCCGTTGATTCATGTTGCAGATGACATTGGAGATGCTACACCTTTAACACTTGAGCCAGATGGCTCTGTAAAAGTTTCACAAACACAATTACCGCCGCCTATCGTAGGACAACAAAACGTTACACGATTTTTGACAGGTTCATTAGGATCGGCAGGTATTGTTAGGAGTGGTGTAACATTACAACAAGGTGTAGATGGGTCTGCTTCACCAGTAGAATTTTATATAGGATCACACCTTGATTACGATATTCACGTTATGCAAATTACTATTGTTATAGGTGACTCGGCGGTTACTCATAACAACTTTGGTAATGTTAATCCATTAACAAATGGTTGGACGTTAGAGATTCAAGAGTCTGGTGAAACATACGAGATTATTTTAAATGCTAAGACAGGTGGTGAGTTGATTGCACAATCTGGTTTTAGTAATCCGTTTGGTGATGGTCTTGGTTCGTTTGAATTGACAAACTGGGACGGGAACAGTGATGCTTCTATTATTACAATACCTATTTACCAATGGCTTCCTAATGGCTTGCGTATTGGTCGAGATTCATTAGATGAATTAAGATCAAGAGTAAATGATGATCTAACAGGACTACAACACTTTGAAGTTCGTATCTTCGGATTTAAGAACTACCCAGTATAAGGAATAACAATGGCAGATGCACCACATAAAACGGAAGACGGATTACCTAAAGTTTATCCTTCATGTAGGCCTCATGGAACTACAACCTATTTTACTGGTGCGGGTGATCACCCAGTAAATGGCGTAGGTCAAGGAAATAAATTATTATTTAAGTTAGGTGTTAATGATCCTAGTCAAAAAGTTGATCTTACATTCAATGAAGATGTATACATTAAAGACGGTTATATGATTGCAAGGGGCGCGCCGTTTGGTGCGTCTGTTGATATTGAAGTTTATCATCCTGGTCTACAGAAGGTTGTTAGTTGTTTTGGTAAAGCTATACCTATTTTAGACAATGGTTGGTTCCCTTTAGATACAGAGGATAGATCATTAATGCCTGCGGGATTAATGTTAAGAATAACATGCCGTAATGCTGACGGAGTAGATAATGCTGAAGGTTCTGCTGAATTTGTAATGGCAGGAAGAATAGAAATGTACAGGAAGACTACTGTATAAATATAATATAATAAGGAGAAAGCAATGGACGCTTTTTTGAATTTCATACATAAAGGACAAGTAGTACGTAGAGCAATTTTGTTATGGGCGGTTTGGCTTTCAACTGTTGTATCTTTTGAGATGATAGAATACTCTATCAAGTTTTCAGAGAAAAATGGTGAGGAGTTATTAGGTGTTGCTGCGGTTATTGGCGCAATCCTAACACCTGTCCTTGGCTTAACTGGTTGGATAATTAAAAATTATGCTGCAAATCCTTCAGTCGTAGAGAAGGATCAAAAAGAAGGATAAATTATGTTTGGGGCATTAATCAGTTTTATGGGTGGAGCAAAACTTAAATTAATAGGTGCTGGTATCATTGCACTTCTATTATGGGCTGCTTGGAGTCATTACACTTATATAAGAGATGATCGTATTCAGCTTATTAAAGATAAAGCTATAATTGAAACTGCTCTTAAAACAGAGAAGGCCAGCTTTTCGTCTTATAAAATAACAACTGAAAAGAACTATAAAGATATTCAAGAAGATATTATTAGCTTGGATAAAGATTATAAAAAATCTGAGAAGAAGGTTAGAAAGTTTAGCAAGATGCTTGAAAGACATGATCTTGGTCACTTGACATTTAAGAAGCCAGGATTAATTGAACGTAAAGCAAATAGAGCAACAAAGAAAGTCTTTAAAGACTTTGAGGAGTTAGGCGAATGAAAAAATTAATTATCATTGCCCTTGCTTCTACTTTTATGCTTTCAGGTTGTTTTTGGAACACAAAAACTGAATATATAACTAAAATTGTTGAGGTTCCAGTTAATAATATAGTTTATGCAAGGCCAATGCGTCCTTCACTATTAAACATAGAGTGGAAAGTTTATGGTGAAAAGAACCGAGGTGATGCTGTTATATATTTACAAGATAAAGCTTTAATGTGTTTAAGTATACCTCATTATGAGAACCTTGGGAAAAACATGACAAGGATTTACTCAACCGAAGAAGGTTTATATAGTTTGTTAGATAAATATGAAGCTGATAGAGCTACAGATGAAGCCAAAGAAGCTACAAAGGAAGAATAATAATGGCAACAAGCGTTTTTAATAGATTAGAATCACCACAGGAGTTAATTGACTACGCCTGCAGGAAACTGGGTGCGCCTGTCATTAATATTGAGATAGATCAATCTCAAGCCGAAGATAGAATAGATGATGCGATGCAATTGTTTATGCAACGGCACTATGACGCCGTCGAAGAAGTATGGATCAAAACAACTTTCAATGCATCTGATATAACTCGTGGCTACAAAAGAATGGATGAAAATTTAGTTGCTGTTATTGGTATGATTGAACACTCATCTAGTTCATTAGAACCAGCTTGGACAGATATCACCTACCAATTAAAATATAATAACATGGTAGATATCACTTCCCCAGATATTGTTAATTATGTATTGACAATGGAACATATTAATTTGATCAATAGTCTAATCAAGCCTAAAAGATCATTTCAGTTTAACAAATATTCACACCAATTAAAAGTTATGGGTAATTTGAAAGCTGGAGACTTTGTTGTGGTTCAAGCTTATAAAAGTTTAAATCCAGACTTTGTTTTAGACATATACAATGATGAATGGTTAAAGAGATACGCTACTGCTCTTATTAAAAGACAGTGGGGAGCAAACTTGAAGAAGTTTGAAGGTGTACAGATGCCAGGTGGAATCACACTTGACGGACAATCAATTTTTGACGAAGGTAATGAGGAAGTTCAATCTCTTGAACAAGAGTTTTCACTAACATATGAATTACCCGTCGACATGTTCATGGGATAAGGAATTTAAAAATGTCATTAGAAAAAACTGCAAAATTAATAATTGAAGGTAATGAAGACCCAAAACTTGATCAATTTTTTAAATTTCTAGATAAAATAGAAGCGCAAGCTAAAAAGAAACAATCTGAAATGGATAAAATAGAAATACAATGGGATAAAGTAGTTGCTAAAATAGCAAAAGCGGGCGGCAAAGTTAGTTATAGTTTTAAGGATAGTTTAGCGTGAAAAACTTTAAAGAATTTATAGATGAAAAGGTTGATAAACGTCTAACAAAAGTTCTTCATCGTATACCTGCAAATATTAAAGCAACTTTAAATTATATAAAATATAAACATAAAACATTAAAAAAAACTGACGATGAGATTGTAGTTGAAATATCAAAAGGTAAGAAGAGGGTAGAAATAACAGTTCTTGCAGATGATTTAGAATATTTGAACTGGGTGTTATATGAAGGTAAAAATATTGTTGAATCTGGAAATGATAATGTTTATAATGAAGTTAAAAAAATAGTCAATAACTTTTTAGATAAGAATAAATAATGAAAAACTTTAAAGAATTTATAAGCGAAGCCTCTACACCAGCCGAAGGTATGATGAAGGATATTGAAAAGAGTTTTAAAAAGCAATTTCCTAAAGGCTGGTCAATCATACACCAAGGTGGAGGTATATCAAAAGACACTATCTCTATAGTAATTGGTCTTATTGGTAACAAGAGCGATTTACCAAATGGGATATTAGAGAATGATCCAATGTTTCATTCATGGTTGTTATTTCAACACCCTAAAGGATACACCGCTGAGATACTACAAGCAGGAATTAGTATTAACCCACCAGAAGATAGTTACTTGGCAATGGGTAGAATTAAAACGAAATGGCGCAAGACAACTGGTGACGAAGCCAAGATGGTTAAAACGCTTGACGCTTTTTTTAAGAAGTTGAAGAAATTAGTTAAAGATAACGAAGATAACATCTTCGGACGAAGCAAATATAACGATAAATATTTTAAATAAGGAAAATCACAATGAAGAAGGATTTAAGAGAAGAGGCAAGGAAAGTGATGGGGATAAATGAGGTAAAAGGTAATCCTAAATCCTTAACGAAAGATTTTAATGATTTGTTTCATTTAATGAAAAAAATGCCTGATGATATGCCAACTACATTAAATACATTATCTTCAAATAAACCTAAAATAGCTGCAGAATTGGATGGTGCTATTAGGACAGTTAATGAAATGGTTGGTAGAATTTTAAAAGGTAAAATTTAACAATTAAATAAGGAAAGTAAAATGTCTAAATATAAAAGTCTAGAAGAATCAGTAAGGACAATGAACGAAGCGTTTGATACAGGCAAAGTAATTAAAGCCTTGATTGATACTTCTTTCGGTGGTAGCAATGAAGAGCAAATGAAAGCTATCCAACTTATGAAAGGATTGGCAACATCAGATGATCCAATGTCAAACAAGTTTATGAAAGCATTAGATGCCTTCACAAGCAAGATGGATGCGGATAGCTTCAAATAATGAAAACGTTTGCTGAATTTATATCTGAAGGTAAGACTATAACACTTTCAAATAAAGTGTTTGATGAATTATGGGCTTTAGAATATGACACTGTAAGTAATGGTTCTCCAAAAGAGAAAATAGAATTGGCAGACGCGTTAGAAGCTGCAAAGAAGAAAGGCGCCAGTCGTGTTTTGAATGTATCAGATAAAGTTTATGAATATACAAAGAAAGCTTTAGAGAATGCTATTGATATAGCCGACGATCAAAACAAAAAATCATTAATGAACACTCTTAAAAAGGCAATGGATAAACTGTAATGGCTATTAAGTCTCATTTCAATTTATACGGATTAAATCCTGAGGATGGAAGCAATAACAACGAGCAAACTTTAATAAAAGATCTTGTTGCTGAGGCTATTCAAATGTATGGTATAGATGTACAATACCTTCCTCGTACACTGCAAAAAGAAGATAAATTATTTGGTGAAGATATACTTTCATCATTCGACGACGCATATACAATTGAGATGTATATTCAAAACGTAGATGGTTATGAGGGTGAAGGTGAATTCCTTAAGAACTTTGGTTTAAGCGTAGGTGATCAAGGAACACTTGTTGTATCCTCACCAAGATTCACAGAAGTTACTACAATGGCAAAACCTCTTGAAGGTGATTTGATTTACTTCCCATTATCAAAAGGTTTATTTGAAATAAAATTTGTTGAAGATGAAAAACAATTTTATCCAGCAGGATCATTACCACAATATGTTCTAACTGTTGAATTGTTTACATACTCTTCAGAAGACTTCAATACAGCTATTCCTGAAATTGATATTATATCAGATGTTGATCAAGACCCATTAACTGTAGGTCCTGGTGACCCATCAGATGCAAGTGATGATATAGAAACTGAGGCAGCATCATTCTTAGATTTTGAAGAAGATAATCCATGGGGTAATTATTAAATGTTCGGTCAAACGTTTTATTTTAATACAAGTCGAAAGATTGTTGCTGGCTTTGGAACTCTATTCAATAATATAAGTATTGAAAGGAAGGACGCTGCAGATGCAGTTGTTAAAACTTTAAATATTCCTTTGGCATATGCGCCTAAGCATAGATACCTTGCACGTTTAAGACAAGACTTAGCTGCAACAGGTGGAACAACTCCAAGTATCAAAACAACACTTCCTAGAATGAGTTATCATTTAGAAGGTTTTGATTATGATGCAACAAGGCAAGTGAGTCCACTTAATTATAAAAAAACTAAACATGCTACAGACGCTAATTTGTTTATTAGGCAAATGAACCCTGTACCTTGGAACTTTAATTTTTCATTAAATGTATTTTCCAAAAACATGGAAGATGGTTTACATATCATAGAGCAAATAATTCCTTACTTCCAACCACACGTTAATATAACTATTAAAGACATCCCTGCTTTAGATATTAGAAGGGATATTTCAATAGGACTTCAAAGTGTTTCACCTACTGATAATTACGAAGGTAGTTATGACGACGAAGATAGAATATTGTCATGGGATTTTAACTTCCTAGCAAAAGGATATTTTTATCAGCCAATTACAGAGACTGGAGTTATTAAAAACTTTTTTGCTTATATCGGTAACACTCCAGAATATGCAAATTGGTCTCCAGAACAAATTATAGAATCAGTTGGTGTATTAGTTGACCCTCAAAGCGCGGCTATAGATGATCCATTCACAACACCTACTACTATAACTGAAGGTCCTATCATAAAACCATAAGAGTAATAAATTGTGACTAAAAGAAAGAACACAATAAGTAAATCTACAAAAGCACTCGACGAAGCACTTAACATCGCAGAAGATATAATTGAAGCAGAGGTTATTGAAGATGTTCCTACCATTGTTGAGGAATCCAACGTTCAAATAATCACAGCGTCTGATCAGAATAATAGTGTATCCAAAAGAGAAAATGAAATCGAAAGTGATTATGATCTTGCCCGTACAACTATGCGAGGTCTTTTAGTTAAAGGTAATGAGGCTATTGAAAGGATATTAGAGCTTGCTAAGGGTAGTGAGCATCCAAGAGTTATTGAAGTTGCTGCAGGAATTATTAGAGATACTTCAAATGTAGCCAAAGACTTAATGCAAGTACATAAAATAAGAAATGACGTTGAGACACCAGGATCAAAAGGATCTACAGGAGAAGGTGGTGAAACTAAAGATGGTGTTACAAATGTTTTCATTGGTTCAACAGCCGATCTGAAAAAAGCCATAGACGATTCGTCAAAGAAGACTAAATAACAATATGATTGAAGATGCAGTAAAATTAAGTAGACACCAAACATACCTAGGTAATCCTAAGCTAAAGAGAGAAGCGGTTGAGATTGCTTTCACTCAAGATCAGATTGATGAATATGTTAAGTGCCGTGACGACATAAGTTATTTTGTTAGAAATTATATGAAAATCACCCATGTTGACGATGGCCTTATTCCTTTTGAGATGTGGCCGTTTCAAGATGAGTTATTACATCACCTTGTAGATAATAGATTCAGTATTGTAAACACTGCGCGTCAGGTAGGTAAAACAACTATCACTGTCGCTTTCTTGCTCCACTATATATTATTTAATGATTATAAGTCTGTAGGAATACTTGCCAATAAAGGAGCAACTGCTCGTGAGATCCTAAGCAGATTACAATTGGCTTATGAATGTTTACCTTATTGGTTGCAACAAGGTGTAATTGAATGGAACAAAGGTTCAATTGAATTAGAGAATGGTTCTAATATACTGGCGGCGTCTACTTCAAGTGCTACTGTTCGTGGTTATTCATTCTCAACAATATTTGTGGATGAAGCTGCTTTCGTATCAACCAACATATGGGAAGGTTTTTATAATTCAGTATATCCAACAATATCATCTGGTAAGCATACCAAGATTATATTAGTTTCAACTCCAAATAGCCTTAACCACTTCTACAAGCTGTTCACGTTTGCAGAAGCAGGTAAAAATGACTACAAGCCGTTCTCCGTCACTTGGAGAGACGTTCCTGGCAGAGACGAAGCTTGGAAGCTTGAGACAATTAGAAATACGAGTGAGGATCAGTTTTCACAAGAACATGATTGCCAGTTCCTTGGTTCTACTAATACACTTATATCCTCTAAGAAGATCAGAGCACTTACTCCAATCACTGAAATATATAGAGATGATGAAGGTAAGTATAAGATGTTCAAGGCTCCTGTAGTTAATAAAGAAGAGCCTAAATTAAATCATACTTACATGCTGACCGCAGATGTGGCGAGAGGCCGTGGGATGGATTACTCAGCATTGTCCGTTGTAGATATAACTGAATACCCATTCGAGCAGGTGGCAACATGGAGGAGTAATAATGTTTCACCTCTAATGTTCCCAGACATTATTGCAAAGATTGCAACCGATTATAATATGGCATATGTCCTGATTGAGAATAACGATGCTGGTGAAGAAGTTTGTAATATCCTCAACTACGAATTAGAGTATGAAAATATATTGTCACCTATGGCAGGGAAGAAATTTCAACTAGGAGTGAAGACAACAAAATCAGTAAAAAGATTAGGTTGCTCAAACTTCAAAGATCTTGTAGAGAAAGACAAGCTTATCATATATGACGAAGACACTGTTAATGAGATAGCTGGTTTTGTTGCCAAGGGCGTTTCATATGAGGCAGATGGGGATGGGCACGATGATCTTGTTATGGGATTGGTGATTTTCTCATGGTTATCATCTCAGGAGTTCTTCAAGGAATTATCTGACAGTGATATGAGAAAAACATTATTTCAAGAGAACATTAAAAGGCTGGAAGATGAATTAACACCCTTCGGCCACATAGATAAAGGACTTCAATCAGCACCTGGACAGGGCACTTTACCAGATACCTTCAAAGAAGATGGTGAAGTGTGGCATACCGTGGGTGGTGAGGATGATACAGGTTTTGGATCACTCTAAAGGTACAGAATCATAAATAATTACAGTTATTAACATGTGGAACTAAAAAATCTATATATTTAGAAAAGGGGTAAGGAATACCCCCAGATAAGGAGAATAAAAAATGGGTTTCAGTTTATCAGCTTCTGTAAACGTAAAAGAACTTGACCTGACTACTACTGTCCCTGCAGTTGCGACCTCAATAGGCGCAATGGTTGGTGATTTTGCTTGGGGTCCTGTAGAACAAGTTACACTTGTTGACAGCGAAAACAATCTTGTAAAACACTTCGGCCTGCCAGGTGAGACAAACTTTGTAGACTGGTTTTCAGCTTCAAACTTCCTTTCATACGCAAACAATCTTAAGTTAGTAAGAGCAGTTGGCGCACTTGCAGAAAATGCTGGTGACACTGACGGCATCTTGGTTAAAAACTTAGATGATTATGATTTGAATGGAACAAGTATTGATGCATCATTAAATAGCTTTGTTGCTAAGTATCCAGGTGTATTTGGAAACGGCATTGAAGTAGAACTAGCAGACAGCACGAACTTTGTTGGTTGGACACACGAGGCAGACTTTGACTATGCTCCAACAGGTCAAGAGATATTTGTGGTTGTGTTGTTAGATGGTGACATTGTTGAAAAATTCACAGCATCTGAAGATGTTGCTGCAAAAGACTTTAATGGTAATAACAACTATATTGAAGAATTGTTAAATCGTACTTCTCAATATGTTTATGTTGTTATGGCTAACTTAGACACAGGTACAAATGGTTTCAGTTACCCACTTGCTGGCGGATTAGACGATGCTCCAGGTGATTCAGAACGTATATTAGGTTATGATTTGTTTTCAAACTCAGACGATATAGACATTAGCTTGGTGATGCAGGCAGGTGCTTCTAGCGTAGTTGGTTTGTATATCAAAGACAATATTGCAGACTCACGTAGAGATTGTGTTGCATTCTTATCACCTGCTAAAGCAGACGTGGTAGGTTCATTAACAGCAGTAACAGATACAATCGCAACCAGAGATGGTTTTGGTTCAAGCTCTTATTGTGTTATGGATAGCAACTATAAATATCAATATGACAAATACAACGACAAATATCGTTGGTTGCCACTTAACGCAGACATCGCTGGCTTATGTGCTAGAACAGATGATGTTGCTGATCCTTGGTTCAGCCCAGGTGGTCCTAACCGTGGTCAAATTAAAAATACAATCAAACTTGCTTACAATCCTTCAAAAGCTGAAAGAGATGAGTTGTATAAGAATGCTATCAACCCAGTTGTTACATTCCCAGGTGAAGGAACATTGTTGTATGGTGATAAAACATTACAAACTAAGCCTTCAGCGTTTGATAGAATCAATGTGCGTAGATTGTTCATTGTACTTGAAAAGGCAATTGCAACATTTGCAAAATACAGCTTGTTTGAATTTAACGATGTGTTCACACGCAACCGTTTCGTAAGTGCTGTAGAACCATTCCTACGCAATGTTCAAGGAAGACGTGGTGTAGTTGATTTTAGAGTTATTGCTAACGAGACTAATAACACAGGCGAAGTAATTGACAGAAATGAATTTGTAGCTGATATTTATATCAAGCCTAACAGAAGCATTAACTTTATATACCTTAACTTCGTAGCTATTAAATCAGGCGTAACATTTGAAGAAATCATAGGCTAATATGTTGGTGGGAGTAATATCCCACCAGTATAAATAATATAACAAGGAATATCAAGAAAATGAATATAACAGATTTCAAGGGATCATTTAATGCGTTGGCTAAACCAACTCTTTACAGAGTATATGGTTTTGGTGCCGATCGACAGCTTGAATTTTTATGTAAGGCAGCACAACTACCAGGCGCAACCTTGGGAGTTATTGAAGTTCCTTACATGGGAAGAAAAATCAAAGTTGCAGGTGATAGAACATATGCAGAGTGGACACCAACTATTATGGCTGACGACACTTTTGCACTTAGAACCTACTTTGAAGAATGGACAAACAAAATCAATTTGCCAGAAGGAAATACTGGTCAATCATCTGTAGAGTCTTACAAAGAAGATGGTTACATTGAACAATTGACTGAAGACAACAAAGTTATTGCAATATATAAAATGATTGGCTGCTTCCCAACAGAAGTTGCTCCAATTGACGTGTCTTTTGAGTCTAACGATACTGTTGAAGAATTTACAGTAACACTCCAAATGGATTATTGGATTCGCGAAAAATAAGCTTTACCAATTAATAAATAGGATTGTTTAATGAATTTATTTGGTTTTAACATAACTAAGTCTACAGCAGAGAAAGAAGAAAGTAAATTAAAATCTTTCATTGCTCCTGACGAAAATGATGCAGCGATTGAACTTGAAGGTGGAGTAGGTAATTATCAGTATAACGCCGACTTTGAATTAAGTTACAAAAGTGAAGAGCAGCTTGTTACCCATTATAGATCAATGGCTTTACAAGCTGATATTCAAGCCGCATTAGATGACATTGTTAATGATGCCATTTCGTTTGACTCTGACGGCAAGCCAGTAGAAGTTAACCTTGAGAAAACAAAGTTTTCAAAGAGTGTTAAGAATAAAATTAAAACTGAATTTGAAGAAGTTTTAAGGATCTTAAATTTCAATGAGTCAGGTGATGAACTATTTAGACAATGGTATGTTGATGGAAAACAATATCATCATATTGTAGTTAATCCTGATAAAGAATCTGAAGGAATTAAGGATATCAGGTTCATTGATCCGCGTAACATTAAGAAAGTTAGGAATGTTGAGAAGAAGATTGTTGACGGTGTTGAGGTAATTGCTTCAACAGATGAGTTTTTCATATATGAAGAGCGTACAAAAGAACGCGGCACCAAACAACAACTTCAAATAGATCCTAAAGCGGTTGTATATACCCACTCAGGTTTATATGACGATGAAAAGAATGTTATGTTGTCTTATATGCATCAGGCAATTAAACCTTTCAATCAGTTAAAGTCACTTGAAGATTCAGTTGTTATTTACAGATTATCAAGAGCCCCTGAACGTAGAATATTTTATGTAGACGTTGGCAACTTACCAAAGACTAGGGCTGAAGAATACCTTAAGTCTGTAATGAGCAAGTACCGCAATAAGATTGTGTACGATGTTAATACTGGTAATGTAAAAGATAACGTTGCACATAGATCAATGCTAGAAGATATTTGGTTGCCACGTAGAGAAGGTAGCCGTGGAACAGAAGTATCAACTTTAGAAGGTGGTCAAAACTTAGGCGAGATGGATGATGTTAATTATTTCCGTCAAAAGCTATACGCTTCACTAAGGATCCCACTAACAAGACTTGATCAAGAAGCAACGGTTAGTATAAGTAGAGCAAGTGAAATATCTCGTGATGAAATTAAATTTTCAAAATTCATAGAGAAATTACGTAAGAAGTTTGCACGTTTATTTTATAGACTACTTAAAACACAACTTATCCTTAAGAACATTATCACTGAGGATGATTGGGATAAACATAAAGAAAACATCCTTTTCAACTTCACCTCAGACATGCATTTTGCTGAATTGAAAGAAGCAGAGATTATGTCAGAAAGAGTTGAGATGCTTGGCAACATGGAAGATTATGTTGGTAAATACTTTTCAATTGCTTATGTAAGAAAATACATTTTAAGACAATCTGAAGATGATATTGCATTGATGGATAAACAAATTAAAGACGAAGAAGAAGCTGGCCTGAACGACGATGATGAAGATGATGGTGGTGGTGGCGGTGGAGACTTTGGCGGCGGTGGTGATGAAGAACCAGCCGATGAAAAACCAGATGATGGTGAAGAAGATGAAAAACCAAGCGGTGAAGAGTAATGCCTGATAAAGAAGCTAAAATTAAAGATGCAGTAGCCGAAGCCCTTGCTATAAAAAAGGAAGAGCGTTTAGCCACACTTAAGAAAATAGGTGTGATTGTAGGTATTGTTATGGCAGTAGGTGGCGCCTTATGGGGTTCTGCTCAGGCAGCTATTTATTATCACTTGGATGAAAGATATGTTCAAGTTGCATCATATGTTGACGCTAAGAAGCAAGAACGTATTGCCTTCTTGAATGATAAAATATTTATTTTAACATTTAAAGTTAATAGTGGAACAGCATCTCCAATAGAACACGCTCTATTAGAACGCTATAAAAACGAATTAATAAATTTACATTAAGACTAGGACATTAAAAAATGGCTAAGAAAGATATGGCAGTAACCAAAATCAAATCACCTGCTGATTTTAAACAAACTATCGCAGATAGGCTTGATGAAAAGTCTATCACAGCACTTGAAGCACTTAGAGTAAGTCTTTCAAATAAAGTGCTAGAGAAGGCGTCTAATGACAAGTAAAATCAAAAATTTAATTGATTTTTTAAGTAGCGATAAAACATCGCCCGCAGATGCCCTTGACGTTTTTAATGACGTTATGAAAGAGAAGTCAGACGAAGCTATTGATAGTCTTAGACAGCTTGCTTTTGAAGGTGTTACTGAAGAAGATGAAGAAGATCAATATGAGGAATGTGATTGCGAGGAAGGCGATGAAGATTGTAACTGCGAAGAAGTTGTTACAGAAGCTGGCCGAAAGATCGTAGTTAAAGTTGACTCAAAAGGTAAACGTCGTAAGAAGCTTGTTTGTGGTCCAGGTAAAAAGAGTAAGGATGGTAAATGCGTTGTTCAAAAATCATCTGAAAAAATTGCTCGTAAGAAAGGATTGAAGAAAGCTGTACGCTCGAAGAAGGCTGGTGGTGCAGGAGCGAAACGTAAAGCTAACATTAAGAGAAATAAAGCTCTTAAAAAACGTAAGTCTCAAGGATTGTAAAATGCCAAGTTTAGAACAACAATCAAAATCATTAATGGAAGGCGAAATCCTTAAAGAAAAGATTGCATCTACTAAAGCTGTTAAGAAAGAGTTAGGTAAGATGTTAAGTGTGATGGGTAAGATGAACGATAAGGTTGCTATGGAATTTGATGATTATATGGATAATAATTCAATACAAAAGATTTTAAGAAATATAGAAGATCTTGAAAGTACAATTATAAGTGTTGGACACAAATTAAAATAAGGGAATATAATATGTCAAGTTTACAAGATGCAATTAAAAATATTGGAAAACCAAAAGTTGATCCAATGGTTAAAGAGATAATTGAACACGAATTGTTCATTGAAAATCTTGCATATGGTTCAGAACCAGTAAACCCAGAACAAACAAAAACAGAACGCGATTACTCTGCACAAGATATGGCTTGGAGCCTTATCAATACTGCAAGACGACTACGCGGCACGGAAGCAGATGATGCTGAGATAATGAAAACTGTTAAAGAGCTTATGACACTTATACATAAGAACCTAACAGATCAAGGAATCAAGGTATAAAAATGAAGCTGATCACAGAAATAAACGAAAATACAGAATTACTTACTGAAGGTAAGGGTAAAGATAAAAAATATTTCGTTGAGGGTATATTCCTTCAAGGTGGTATTAAAAACCGTAATGGACGTGAATATCCAGTAGAAACACTTATGAAAGAAGTGTCTCGCTACAATGCTCAATATGTAAAGCAGAATAGAGCGTTTGGTGAATTGGGTCATCCTGAAGGTCCTTCAATCAACTTAGATCGTGTATCACATATGATCACCAGTTTGAAGAAGGAAGGTAATGACTTTGTTGGTCGTGCCAAGGTTATGGACACACCATACGGTAGAGTAGTAAAGAATTTCATTGATGAAGGTGCTAAGTTAGGTATATCCTCACGTGGGATGGGTAGCATTAAAAAGGAAGGTAATAGGAATGTTGTTCAAGATGACTTTTATCTTGCAACTGCAGGAGACATTGTTGCTGACCCTTCAGCCCCAAGCGCCTTTTTAAATGGTATTATGGAAGGAAAAGAATGGATCATGGAAAGCGGCGTCCTGATTGAAAAGGATGTTGAAGATTACAAAAAGCGTATAAATGCAGCAAGTAGATCTGTTTCAAGGGAAACTGAGAAAGAGATGCTGGCGGTATTTGAGAGTTTCATAAATAAACTCTAAACAAGCAAATTTATAAATATAATTTATAATACAATTATAACAACAGGTATCTAGATTAGGAGCAAAATATGAATTTTCAATGCCCAGAATGTGAAACTGTAATGGAACTTAAGGAAGACAAGCACGTTTGCCCTAATGCAGATTGCGGTCACGAAGTTACACTTGCAGAAGCTAACGAATTATTTGAAGATGGTAAAATCATTGGTCTTGTAGAAGACAGTGAAATTGATGAAATCCTTGAAACTTTGAAAGAAGCTAAGAAAACTTCTAAGAAGGAAGAAGAGGATGAAGATGAAGAAGATAAAGACGACGACGACGACAAAATGAAGAAAGAAGGTAAAAAGTCATCTAAGAAAGAAGAAGAAGATGATGAAGATGAAGACGACGACGACGACGACAAAATGAAGAAAGAAGGCAAGAAAACTGCCAAGAAAGAAGAAGACGACGAAGACGAAGATGATGAAGAAGATAAAGACGTGAAAGAAGAGTCTTTTGATATTGATTCACTTGATCTTGATATGTCAGAAGACGTTGCGGCTATGTTCAATGGTGAAGACTTGTCAGAAGCATTTCAATCAAAAGCATCTACAATCTTTGAAGCGGCTGTAAAAGCTAAAGTAAAAGACGTTGCTAAGGTACTTGGAGAGCAAAAGGTTGCTGCAATTAAAAAGGCAGTAGACGCTAACAAGACTGAGATGGAAGAAAGCTTGAATGATTACTTAGATTATGCCATTAAAGAATGGGTAGAAAAGAACCAAGTTGCACTTGAGTCTAAGACCCGTACTGAAATGACAGATAAATTCATGGAAGGGCTTGCTTCATTGTTCAAAGAACATTATGTTGATATCCCTGCTGACCGCTTTGATGTATTGGAAGCAATGGCAGAAGAACTTGCTGACACTAAGGAAAAGTTGGATGAGCAGATCACTAAAAATGTTGATGCTAACAAGAGCTTGAACGAAGCAACTTCAAAAGAAATCGTTTCAGAGATTGCTGAAGGATTAGCTGATACTGAAAAGGAAAAGTTGGAAAAATTAGCGGAAAATGTAAGCTTTGAAGATGAAAGCAAATTCCGTGAGGAAATCAAGACATTAAGAGAAAGCTACTTTAACAAGGGCTCATCTAGTGACGATGATGATGATAGAGGGAGCGCAGGTGGACTTACTGAGGAAAATGATTTAGTCTCAAGCGTGTTAAAACACTTAGGTAAGAAAGATTAAATTCTAAATCCTTAATATTATAAATAAATACAAATATAACAATATTTACAAAAGAATACTTGTTTGAGGAGAAACAAAATGCAAGCTATCTTAAATGAAGCAGTAAGAGAAAAGTGGGCTCCTATCATCGAATGTGAAGATGTAGCTCCAATTAAGAACAGAGAAGTGCGTAATAACACTATTCGAGTTCTTGAAAACCAAGAAAAAGATTTAAAGGAAGCGACTAAAGCTGGCGATATGGATAATTGGGATCCAGTCCTAATTAGCATGGTTAGACGTTCACAACCTACTTTGATTGCAAACGACCTTGTTGGTGTTCAACCAATGAGCGGACCAACTGGTTTGATCTTTGCTATCAAGTCATGGTACGGTAAGGTTCCAGGCGTTGGTACAGAAGCTTTGGCAATAACTGAACCAGATTCAGCTTACTCAGGTAAGTATGATACAGTAGACGCAGAAGCGTTAGGTACTGCTGAAAATGTTGCTGGTGGAGTTGGTGACCCAGTTGCTGACCCAGTTGTTCAAACTGATCCTTGGAATGAAATGTCATTTGACATTACTTCAACAACTGTGGCTGCAAAGACACGCGCATTGAAGGCTAAGTATACAACTGAATTAGCACAAGACTTAAAAGTAATTCATGGTCTTGACGCTGAAACAGAACTTGCTAACATTTTGAGCGGTGAAATTGTTGCAGAACAAAACCGTGAAATGGTACAAGAAATTAACACACAAGCTATTACAAGCACACAAGGCCAAGTACCAGGTACTTGGGACGTTGCAGATGCATCAACAGATACTGATGGTCGTTGGGAAATGGAACGTTATAAGAGTTTGATCATGGCTATTAACCGTGAGTCTAACCAAATTGCGCTTGAAACACGCCGTGGCCGTGGTAACTTCATCATTGCATCTGCTAACGTTGTTAGCGCATTGCAAACAGCTGGACGTTTTCACTACGCAGGTGGTGATTTAGGTCAGTTGGATGGCGACACTGTTGGTATCACGTTTGCTGGTGTAATGAACGGCATGCATAAAGTTTATATTGATCCTTATGCTGCAACTGACTATGTAACCGTTGGTTACAAAGGCGCAAACGTATATGACGCTGGTATCTTCTGGGCACCATATGTGCCATTGACAATGGTTAAAGCCATTGGTGAAGAAGACTTCCAACCACGCATTGGATTTAAGACACGCTACGGCTTGGCTTATAACCCATTCGTATCAGGTAACGTTGGCGAAAACTCATATTACCGTAAGCTGCTTGTTACTGGTGTATAAGAGAAGTACAACAAAACAATAATAATAACGTTGTTTCAAAAGTGGCCGAAAGGCCACTTTTTTTGGGCTAAATAATCTGACTAAATAGTACCATAATAATAAACGTTCTAAAAGGATATTGGAATGAAAGCAATATTAAGATTCAGTAGAAAGAGATGGAGCATTGCAAGCTGGTTTATCAGAGTATTCACTATGTCTAATTATAGTCATGTGGATGTAGTAATGCCTCACACAGAAGGTCAAAGATTATTTGGTGCTTTATTATGGAAAGGTGTATCATATCACAGAAGTACATATGATCATGAGAAAGATTATTACATTGAATTTGAAAATGAAATACAATACACAAGATTTTTCAAATTCCTTGAAGATCAAAAAGGAAAGGATTACGATATCATTTCAATTTTTGGTTTCTTCTTTCATAAACGCCAATGGCATGATAAGAACAAATGGTTTTGTTCTGAATTAATAGCTGCGGCATCAGAGTATGCTGGCGTAAGGCTTTTGAATTTTCACACAAACAGAGTCACTCCTATTGATTTAATTAAATCTCTAAAGGTGTGGGAGGTTAAATAATGTCAACTGACAATCTGAACATACAGAATAATTTTGTATTCACATTTGATAAGATCGATGGGGTTGCGTACAATACTCAAAATTTACAGCTTCCTGCAATAACGTTAGGTGAAACAATTGTCCCTAATAAATCAGTCGATTATTCTGTACCAGGAGACAAGCTTACATTTGATAAGCTGAATATAAGGTTCTTGGTAGATGAGGATCTTGAGAATTATATGCAACTTTATAAATGGTTAATGGATATGAGAAATCCAGAGACTTGTGAGAGAGCAGATATTTACTCTGATTGTCAATTGACCATATTAAACAATAATAAAAATGTTCTAAAGAAGTTCACTTTCGTGGACTGCTACCCAATCCTGCTAGATGTGCTTGAATTTGACTATGCATCAGACGCAGACGCCCAATCAATATCAGCCACAATTTCTTATACATATTTTAAAGAATCTGCTTGATATTAAATCTTAGGTGTGCTATTATAACACTTTACACCTCAGAATAGGATAACAATAAATGAAGCTTAAAGATATCCAGGCAATGGCTGATAAGGATCTTAAAATCAGCCAAGACCAACTACATGAAATATCAATGGACGTACCATACCTCCATAACAAATATTATAAACATTTATCAGAAGCGCGCCTTGCTTTGAAACTTATTGAAGCAGGATACAATAAATTATATAAAGAAAAATATAATTACTTCTCTGTGGATTATAGTATATTATTAGATCGAAAAGAGATACCAATTTATATAGCCGCGGATCCAGATATTGTTCAGGCTGATAATAAAGTATTCCTCCAAAAAGAAAAAATCAAATACCTCGAAGCTATCATTGATAATATTAGTCGTATATCTTTCAATGTTAGAAATGCAATTGAATTTATTAAATTCACACACGGCGAATAATGACAACAATACATCTAAAAAGATTAAATGATGTTCACATGTATGTAGACTGTGATAGGTCTATGGCCTATGAATTGTCAGACTTCTTTTCATTTAAAGCACCTGGTTATTTCTTCAACCCATTATATAAGGCGGGAGTGTGGGATGGTGTAATCAGAATATTCAATGCCAACTCTAAAAAATTGTATGTTGGTTTAATGGGACATATGGAATACTTCGCCAAGTCTCGTGGATATACTTTAAAGGTTGACGAAGGTATATTGACTGTTGATAAACGAATAACGCCTGAGTTCACCAAAGAATTCACAGACAAGTTAAACGCATATGCTCTAGACAAATCAACAAACACATGGGAACAAATCAAAGCAAGAGATTATCAACTCTATGCAATATATGATGCTCTGAGGTATAAACGTACAACACTTGTTTCACCTACATCCTCAGGTAAAAGTTTTATTATATACAGCCTTGTTAGATACATTCAAACTCAATTAAAGAAAAATAGAAAGGTTTTGATTGTGGTTCCTACAATTGGCCTTGTTTCACAAATGAAGAAAGACTTTGAGGAATACTCATATAAAAATGGTTGGGACACAGAAGATAATGTTCACTTAATCCACGGTGGCCAGGATAAACACACAGATAAGAATGTAGTTATTTCAACATGGCAATCTATATACAAGATGGGTCCAAAATACTTTGAACAGTTTGGCGCAATAATTGGGGACGAGTGTCATTTATTTAAAGCCAAATCTCTATCATCTATAATGGACAAGCTAACTGACTGCCCTTACCGTGTTGGCTTAACAGGAACATTAGGTTCTAAAACTGTTCATAAGCTTGTGCTTGAAGGTCTCTTTGGTAGATCAAAGAAATACATCTCAACAAAACAATTAATGGATAGGAAAGAAGTTGCTGACTTGACAATCAAGGCAATCAACTTAATATATCCTGATGAAGAGAAGAAAGCATTAACACAGGTTGTAAAAATCATCGACGGTGAGGAAGTTAAAAGGAAAGCCACATACCAAGATGAATTAAAATATATTCTAGAACATAAGAAAAGAAATAATTTTATTATCAATCTAACTAAATCACTATCAGCGAACACACTGATATTGTTCTCACGGAACGCTCATGGTGAGTATCTCCGAGACAAGATCACAGAGAATCTGAAAGGTACTGGTCGTACTGTCTACTTTGTTAATGGTGGTACATCTAAAGATGACAGGGAACATATTAGATTAATA